ATTTTTTTTTGCAAACAAAAAGGAGCTTCTCAGCTCCCTTCTGCTTATTTCTGATATAACACAATAGGTTCTGTCTTTTCTAGTGAATTAAATCCAGAACCATAACAAATAAATCTTGTCTCAATATTTTCAATATCAGATATTGGACAATCCTTTGCGTTGTCGGAACTTATCCTCATTCCCTCCTTAGACTTCTTTCCAGCCGCAATGTCACAAGAATAAATTGGGTCAACCATGTAACCATTTATAGACATTTCTCTTGCTTGCACTGTCATACTTTGGTCTGTCAAGTTCTCTACTGTGACGATTATATCATAGCTGCCATCGCTATATCTCGTTTTTTCAACACCGTTATATTCCACTCTTATGTATTCATCCTCATAAACTATGTTTTCATTAGTTGATTGCTTTGTTTGTTCTTCTTTATCTGCCAAAACACTATTAGCCCTTATCGATTTAGTAAGATCTGTGAAATCTTCTGAATAGTCATACGGCGTATAAACACTTCTTAAAAGTCCAAAACTGTAATAATAGCCATTATACATAAAATTAAGAGAATCGCAAAGATACCTTTCACCATCTATTGTATATTCCATCTTAACTTTTATAGCATCACCTGTGTTTATCTGTATATTATTTTTTTCTATAAGCATAGAATCCGTAGCAGCTTTTAACATTCCGTCTACAAACTCATCACTATTTTCAATAAAACTATCACTTATACCATCAACATCAACTCTGCTATTAATTGCAAGCATTATATCCTCATAATAAAAATATGTCCAATCTCCTTCTTGACTTACTTCATCTTGAAACACTATTGGGATATCAAAACAAATATCTTGTATTGTCCTTGTCGTCAATTCGCCGTCATAAAGTTTACCGACAATAGGTTGAGTTTTCAGGTAGTCGGCATAAGTATAAATATTTATCCATTTTTCATTTTCTAGTGCTTCAATCCTTACTTTATCTATTTTATCTAAATCTTCAGTTAATATATTTATGACAGGCAGATTTACTACATCAGAATACCCGGCATACATGCCAAATGCTCTTACATTTTTTTCTGAAATATCCAATTTTTCTTCAGATACAAACGCTACGCTCCATCTGTTGCCATCTTCCTGCTCGACAGTTAATGAAATAATCGGGAATTCCGTGTCGGCTAACTTTGTTTGATTTAAAACTTTACCTTCAATATACACATAAGTTCCGTCAAGCCCATTTTCTGACGCATAAGAATTAAATTTATCATAATCAGCTACTTCAAATCCGTCTATGTATTCTCCTGCCTTACTTTCGGTTTCAATGTTTTTACTTTCCGTAGTTGTCTCATTTACTGTTTTAGGAACATTTTCAGAAGCTTTTTCCGTTAGTAGTTCTGTAGTTGTTTCTGCCGGTATAGTTGTCTCTGCATTATCCTGAGGACTATTGCAACCGCAAACCATTAAAGTGACAGATAGAACAACCACTCCAGCTTTAAGCGCTTTCATAATTATCTGCCCTCCTTGCTGTCAAAGTGCTTTCTGATTGCATGGACATCAAAGCACAGTCTTATGCCTAAAAATAAGCAAAACAGGCTTAAAAAAATGCCTATTATCCACAATAAAATCATAAATCTGCCAGTTAAAGCTAAAAATACACCTAACAAAAAAGCTAAACCAAGCAGTATGGATATTACATTTATTTTGATATCCTCACTGCTTTTGCTTTGATTGTCGGTTTTAGTGGCTTTTTCTTCCATATAACAATACCTCCCATATAATGTAGTGACTTCATTATTACACGATATAAGAGGTATGTCAACTTATGCGACAAGAAATTTTTTTGTCGGATTAGCGATAAAACTTTTTATATCGTCATAACCCCAACCGCAGTTTACAAGACCGCTGACAATCATTTCTATGGACTGAACTTTCGCAAGCTCCTCAGCCGTAAAACAGTCTCTTAAATTAGCCTTTTTGTCAATGCCGTATTCTTCCCTTAACTGCTTTGCTGTTTTGCCGAATATCACTTTGTAAATAATGTCGGTATATGTAGAATAAGCGTGTCCGTGCATACGCTCATTCTCATTTGACTGCTGGATAGCCTTAGTAAGTGACTGCCTTACTGCAATGCCCTTTTCGCGCTCAATCAGTTTTCCTGTAAGAAGCTCTTGCATAGCGTTAAACTGGTTGATGTATGCCTCTTTGAACTTCATGGCTTTTTCGCCAGTATAGCCCATGGCAAGCAAGACAAATCCGTCTCTTGTGATGTAATACATAGGTTGCTTATGATTCTGCTGATTCAGATATTCCGACTGCACGAAATTGTGCTGTCTAAACTCTTCACTGCAAGCAAGCTCTCGTATATCTTGCAACACTCGCTTGTGCTCTTTCTCAAATGTCTCCGCTACATCAAGGCTGCTAACAACTATTGTTTCCTTACTTTTTGCGATTTTTCTTGTTTCTACTAACATAATATCATTCCTTTCTGTTGATGATTTGTAATAAAAAACCCTCAACAGGTACACTTCTACAATGTATCTGCTGAGGGAATTACTTCAAGCTCACTCTGCCTGCATCCTCTTACTGTTCGTAACACCAACTCTGCCGCCAGCCCGCCGACTGGTATTCTTTAATGCTTTCGTTATAATGTTACAAATTAAATTGTGACTTCATTATACATTATAATTGCATAATTTTCAATGAGTTACGCAATTTTAAAATGTGTAAGCGTCACGCCCTGTCCGCTTAAAAAAGTCTCTCGCATACTCTCTTGAAGCTTTGCCTATATCGCTTTTGCTTATGCCGTATTCCTTGGCAAGTATGCGTTGCAATAACTCGTTCTGCTCTCTCAGTAGTGCGTTTGTCTCGGCATTGTCCACACTCGAACTTGTATTGTAATAGTTCTGTGTGGTGGTACTTGTCGATGTGCTTACGCTCGGCGTGTAATCGGCATAACCACTGTACAACTGCTGTGGGTGTACAGCTTCAACAACACCAAAGCCAAAATCCTTTGCCGACAACTGCGTTGCCTCATAAAGGCTCTCCATGCCATCTTTGAAGCCCTCTGTGGTGTAGGCACCAAGCTCAAACATCACCCTTGATGGTGAATGGATGTCAAGTGCTTTCTGCATCGTTGTAGCCACATTAGCCGCTATCTCATCAACCTTAGAGTATAGTGTGGTTTCCATAGACGATAAGCCGTTCATAAATCCGTTCATTACTTGGACACCTACACTTGGCATACCAACAGTTACTTTATCAGCAAAAGCAGTACTTGCCATTCCTCCAAGTTTTTTCATTTTATCTGTCACTGCTAAAGTAAGCGCTTTAATGCCTTCCATATACCCTAATATAGAATTTTGACCAATACTATTAAAACCCGATGACGGTTTATCACCTTGCGAACCTTGAGCCTCCATAAAAGTACTAAGGGATAAGTTGGCAAGTCCGGCTACTGGCTTAATAAGCTGTTGAGAATTGCTATTTACACCGCCAACATAGCCAGTAACGCTTGACTCTCCTACATTTTGCATTTTTGTATTTACATAATTCGGTAAATTTGCCGTAGCATCGCTTATTATACTTTCGTAGTTGCTTTTAAGAACATAAACCGGTACTTCTCCAAATCCTATATATTTTTCATCAAATAGTTCGCCATAAATCTTTTTAGCCGCTTCTCCGGCAAAAGGTGTAGCTTCAATACCAAGCTGATTAAATCCTTCTTGGATTGCTTTGCTTGTTGGATTTAACACATCATTTTGCCATTTGCCAATGACTTTATTAACATATCCTGTTTCTGTTGTAAACGCTTTAGAAAACCAGTTTAAATTTTCGTATCCCTCAGTTGCTTTTTCAATTACAGATGGTAATTGTTCAAGCAAACCATATTGAACAGCATTTGCATATTCTGTATAAGCATCGTTTATTTGTTGAAGATTTTTGTCTAGGTCTTTGCCGATATAACTATCAATTATGTTTTGGGATTTTTCGCTAATTTCTTGACCTTGTTTTTCAGCGTTTGCTTTCCATTCATCAAATGTTTTGTTGAAATTTTCATTTGCGGTTTTTACTGCGTCAACCCCATCTTGCGCCGATTGAGCCACTGCATTTATATCGGTCGTAAAACTTTCTACATCAAATTTATTGTCAGAAATATATTGCGATAAATCAAGTGCTTTACCATAAGAAGCAATCTTGTCAACGGCAGTTTCTGCTTCTGTACCGGTTAATGATAGTTTTTCTGCAAGAGGAGTAGCTTTTTCGATAAACTCATTCATTGAAATTTCACCGTTATCTAAGGCAGTCATAAGTCTATCGTATTCTTCTCTTGTATCAGCTAAAGAATTTAACATGCCTTCTTGAACGCCGTATAATTCGCCTAAAGCATTTGCTACGGCTTTCGGTGTTTCACCTCCAAGTGCTTCTGTCGTATCTGAAACCGCTCCAAGTATATATCCAACAATTACATCGTATTCCTGTTTTAAAACACTTTCGGTGTCGGTTTTAAGTTGCTCGAACGCAGACTTAAATCTTGGTATTTCATCTTCGGCATTCTTAGCTCCACTTTCAACGGCTGTATATATTGTTCCAATGCTTTCAACAGTATCGGCAATATTGCTTTTTACAGTGTCAATTTCAGATATTTTTTGAGTTGTTTCTTCTGCTTTTTCTTTTACATTATCAAATGTGCTGGTTGCTTTTTGGTTAAACTCTTCAAGCGTAGCTCCTCCCTCTATAGAAAGTGCTGAAATCATCGAGCTTTGTTCTACTTCATCTAAGCCTTTTTTAATTCCGCTTATAGCCGCAACCACGCCTGTTATTCCTGCTATTGCGATGCCTGCCGGTCCGAAAGCAAGATACATGGCACCAGCTGCCGCCGCACTAACTCCAGCAATCTTGCCAATGGACAATAGCATATTGTCACTACCAACAGTGAGGTCATTGAACGCATCTTTGAGCACCGTGAACTCTATTGCTGTTGACGCAACGCCAATAAGTCCTTTCTGAAAGCCTGTGAGCTTGTTCCTCAGCGATGTTATGCTGTCATTAATACCTCTCCATAAGCCTTTGTTTTGAATGGAAGTTGCTAAATTCGTGAACGCTGTTTTGACCGCTGTTACCTTGGACGAAAGATTAGGAAACATAGTAGCAAGTGTGGCTGTTGCTGCCGCATCGCCCGAAAGCGCAAGGGCTGTATTATTAACAACCGTTCCAAAAGCCTTGAAATTTGACCAAAGTTTCTTAACGCCCGTCACGAACTTACTTGCTGTGATAGCTTTAAGCAATCCCGGCATAGCCATGAATGATACAACAACTGTTTCCAGCGGTGCCGCTGTGAACATTCCGGCATAAAACTCCAATGCACCCTTGAAGCCTTCCCATAAAACCTTAGCCGCCGATTTTAATATCTCCGTCCAATCAAGTCCGGCAAGGTATTTTCCTACATTCCTGCCGATTGTAAACCAAGGAACATCGTCTATTGCGCCGGCAACCCAGTTAAATAAGCCGCTGACAAGTGATGATGTATCTTGCCCTGCCGCAAAGAAATCTCCTGCAACAAAATTTTTAAAAATACTTTTAACAGGAAATAGAGCCTTGACTATTTTATCCGCCCATGCCTCAGCTTTATTTTCCATCTTGTCAAAAGCATCGTTCCATACTTTTTCATATTCTTCCGTAGCCTTGACAATCTCGTCTGTGAGGTCGATTGTGTCACCTGTGCCAGTGGAAGCACCGCTTTTACTTGTTCCTGTGGTTCTATTTTCAAGTTCGTCAAATCCACGAACACCCTTTTGTGCGTTTTTAGCCGCATCTGCCACATCGTCATAGCCATTTGCTATATCCTCTAATCCGTCAGAGGTATCCTTATAACCGTTCTGCCCGAAAGCATCAAAATCAATCTTAACACCCATAAGGCTTGCAATGCCCACAAGCATACGTTTAATTGCGATTGTTGTACCATTGACAACAGGCATAACCTTTTGAAGAACGGGTATAAAAATCTGCCCTAATACCATGCCTGTCTCTTTGACGTTTGTGTTGAATTGCCTAATCATGTTACTTGGGGAATTGATTGTCAATTATGTTATCGTATAGGCTCTTTATCCTATACTTCTTATAGTTTCCTATAAGTTCAGAGTACATTATCACCCACGTATTACGTTTGGTTTGGTGGTAGCCACTTCCACCTCATACTGCCCTACATGCAGTAGTGTCGGACACTCTTGGGAAGATTATATTTATTCACTTCCTACTCGTTACGATACTCAATAGCCTGCTCGCAATCTATTGAGTTACCTCGGTATTAGCATAGCCTAAAGCCTTAGCCTTCACCGATATTGCCCGATTGCCATAAGATATTTCTATTCTTATGCAACACTTGGAAGATAAGTTAATTTATAAACTTTCTTCCGTTTATTAGCTAAATCACCCCATGACACCTTAGACTGGTCAAGTATAGCAAGTACTCTTAACTGCTGCTTTTCCATCTGCGTCATTTCACTTATGGATTTCTCAACACCTAAGTTGTAAGCGTATGTCTGCAATGTAGCATTGGTAATATCAATACCATACTTGTACAATGCCCTTGATTGACCGATTAAGCCACTTTGAATGTTGGTGGCTACGGATGTATAGTCTATGTTGAAAAGAGAGCTTATATCGCCTGCAAGCATTGTCATTGACTTTGCTACTGCCGTGGTTGTCTCTCCTGTCTGTCCGAGTGAATTAGTCACCGAAGCAAGCTGTGACGCAAACTCCGTAACCTCTTGGATATTCAAGCCCAAGTTCTTTGCGCCGTCTGCCGCGAGCAATCCACCCTCAACATCAACCTGTAATCCTGAAAGCTTACCAAGCAACGCACTTACTCTATCCGAAAAGCTGTTCGCATAATCGGTAGCATTGTCATAGCCGAACTTTTCAAAATCCTTGCCCCATTCGGAACCAATCTTGCCAAATGCAACCGCATAATAGTTAAATGCCTCGATGTAATCCGTGGTGCTTTCAATGGATTTCCACAAACTCTTAGCTCCGCGCACAACCATAAAGTATGACGCGTAAAATTTACCGAAAGCCTTAGCCAGTGACCATGTGCTCTTAGTTGCCGTCTGTGCGCTTCTGTGAACCCCATTTAGGCTTCTTTGGATTGTCCGTGAAGCAGAACCTACCCTTGAACCTTGACTGGCTAAATTCGCCAGTGCATTGGTCATCTGAATGACGTTATTACTTACTGTTGGTGCGCTCGCAAGCGTTGTGAGTAAGTTCGTGAGCGAGGTTGCCAACTGCGGCATATTCGTAATTGAGGTTTGAACACTCTTGTTGCCAAGCTTTGCTATGTTCTTAGCGACTTCACCAATCTGTGCTGCGTTCTCAGACACCGCTGTAAACTGATTAAATGCGCTTGCTGTGGAATTAAGTGAGCTTGCAACTGCATTAAGCGCCGAACTGTCAACGCTTGCTATTTTTCCGATGTTTTTAGCAAGTCTTGAGAAGCTTGCCGTACCTACATCGTTAATGGCTCTCATGGATGCGCTTAGGTTAGTGACATTCATTGACAACGTATTAAGTTCTGAACCGTTAACACGTCCAAGCGATGTTGCAAGGCTGCTAAGCTTAGTTATAAGGCTGTCTATTGCCGTGTTTGCCTTTTGAGCGTTCGCTTGAAGTTGTATCTCCAAGCTGTCTATCTCTGCCACACTCTCACCTCCCTGCTCAAAATAAAAGCCGCACGGATTACTCCGTACCGCCTACTTTTTTAATATTGTCTCGGGCAATCCGCGTTGTTTTGCCCTATTCATATATTGCTGTTCAATTAGAATTGCTTTTTGAATGTCCGCTTCGGTAAAACTGTCTTTTGGCTTTGACTTGCCTTGCAATAAAGGTTTTTTAATGTATTTTGTTTTTGCTTTCTTGCCATTCAAGCAGTGGTCAAGTGCACATGTAACTGCTGATATACCATAATTTCCCCACCAAGACCACATCTCACTATCATACTCTTTACGCCGCAACTCTTCGCCTTTAAGGCAGTATCCGAGTGTCTTAGGCGTAAGCTTTTTAAACTGTTCAAGACTGATTCCGATTGAAAAAGCAAGTGGAAAGTATTCTTCCCATATCAGCTTGTGGAAGTTTACTTCTTTGACTTTTCTTTCTGCATCTTCTCCAACTGTTCCGCCGCCGACTTGTTCATCTCCTCTACCGTCTGCGCCAAGCCGCTCAGCTCGAAAAAACCATCGTCTGCCATAGCAATCTTAATATCCTCAAACAACTGATAGTAACCGTACTTGCTATCAGCCTTTCTCTTCTGTGTGATATATGCTCTAGTCAAAGTCTTAGCTTCTGCTCTTGTAACCGAATTGTGCTGTAAACATCCGGCATAAAAAGCCAACTGACATACTTCGCTGTAATCAGCCACCATCTTAGCCGCACCGTTAGATGTTGCAGTAATCGTGTTTCCAGTCTCCTTGTAGATATACGCTCCTGTCATGTAATCGAACATCTTCTGAACAATGTCTTTGTTCTCTGCCGCGTCAAAGCCAAACTCTAACTTATATTCCTTGTTATCAATATCAAATGTTATCATTATGCTCTCCTTTTCTCCTATGCTTGTCATAGGAAAAGGGGCAGTCCGTAGACCGCCCTTGCCTGTCAAAATTACCAGCTATCAAACTGTGGCTACTGTAAAAGTACCATTGCCGTTATCAACAACGGTCAAATCATCTGTTACCCACTTAGGGGCTGTGTTCTGCGCCACTGTGGCTGTCATTTCAACAATTTCATCCGCACCGCCAATATCGTTAACTGTCGGTGTAATCTGACCAACATAAGCCGACTTAGCAGTACCGCCAATTCCATCTGTGCCGTAAAGCTGAATAATGCAGCACTTCTGACCTTCCACTTCGAGAAGTCTGTCAAAATCATCCTTGTCAAGATTACCTGTGAACTCCTTAGAATCTGTCTGCTTAATACCCATTTCGTATGTCTGAGTATCGTCTTCGGTTGTAGTGCTCTCAACCATGTTTGGAGCCGATGTTGGTGACGGAATAGACTTTGCAGCAAGAAGTAAGTTATATGTTCCCGCAAAATCTACGTTTTTAAGGTTCCCTGTGTGCTTCTTGTAAATCACACGCGATAAATAAGATGTAATAGCCATCTGTTTAATCCTCCTGTCTTAAAATAAAAAAGAGCTTTTCGGCTCTTAATTACAACAATCTGTCATTTGCACCGATAACACGCCTAAAACGTGCGGTGCTTCTATATATTTTGTCTGAATAAGTAAGCTCAGGCATCGGCTTAGCCTCAAATCGCAATTCCTTGAACGCTTCGGCAACTTTAGCCATAACCCAACGTGCATCTGAACCGCTAGTATTCGTTGTCACATCAACTTGTGCCGTCACAAGCAAGCCGTTAATTGATTGTCCATCAATCGTCCGTCCCTGTTCGGTCGGTGCTAACATGTGAATGTACACCGTCGGAAATACTGGTGAGCTATCACTTTGCCCCTTGTCAGTGAACAGCAGATTATGGTATTTCTTCTGAATTGCCGAATACGTCTTACTCTTGACAATGGAATATATTGTAGTCTCAATGTCATAAGCCCATGAATTTTCGCTTGCCATCAGCCAAATACCTCCTTCGCAGTACTCACAATAATTGACCTCAGCTCATTTGCGGTGTTGTACATGAACGGCCTTGACGGCATACCCTCAGTGAAATACCAGTTGCCATCTTTACCTTGGTAAAACCAACCATAGCGACCATCAGCAAGCTGCCGAATGGTTTTACCGCTTGCATACTGCCAATCAACACCTTCAGGCAATGTTCCTTTATATGGATTTGCCTTGCCGATAATTCCTGTGCCCAGCTCAACGTACAACGCATGTGAACTGTCCGCCACAACAGCCCACACACCACCGCCTTTTATACTGCCCTTGTATTCGGAATGAACGCTTTGAAGCAATTCCGAAGTGAATATTGCGTCAAGGTCAGCAATCTGCACTCTTGCGATTTCTACGCCCTTTTCCGCAAGCTTTTCCGCAAGAAGCTGGCATTTATACGTCAAGCTGTCTTGATAGCTCTGCAAGGCTTTTATTGCGTTTTGAACAGAGATTTGCGAAAAATAATTTAATTTAATCGTCTTTTTTGCCATAAAACACTTACTCCTCTATTCCAAGAGCTTTAAAGACTTTGAGTATTTTAGGAAACTGGATAGCAAACCAATCAACCGTTGTTTCTTCATGTCCCATCATTTCTGCATGTTGCCAGTTGCTTTGCAATCCGCTTTCAGACAAAAACGCATGTATAATTTCATGCCTTAGCTGCTTTTTCTGCAACGCTTCAAAATCACCAACTTTATTGTAATTATCTGAACGGATTACTATTAGCTTTGACGTGTAATCGGTAAAACCATCAATATCATCGTCATTAAGTTCTCTCGGCTCGATAACATACTCTGTACCAAGAACAATAATTGATTTCTTTTCCATACTATTTCGTCCTCGCCTTTAATACATACTTGGTAGATGTAAGTGACGGCTTAACACCCACAATAATGAAATCCGATGTAAGCTCATCAACATGTGCCTTATCCTCGTCCTTATAGCCAACCTCGCTGTCAAGCCATATAATGTCGCCTTTGCCAAATGGAAACTTGTTGCGGTCTGTAATCATAACTGCGTCAAAATCAGCTACATCGAAGCCGTACTCCTGCGCCTGTGCTTCACCACCACTAAATGATATGTTTGCCCGGAAGTCAACCGGCAAGGAATAACCGACATATTCATCTTTGATACGAGGTATCTTATTACCCTCGCTGTCAAGGTACGGTGTAAAGTTGCCCTCACTGTCGGTATAGCCCTCATATATGATATTGCCGTCATCGTCAGTCTCATAGATGGTTACACGCTGTCCTTGCCGTGAACACTTCATGTTTTGCTTGTTAATTTCAAGCATTTTTCTTTACCTGCTTGTAAATTTGATTTACACCAGTGCTGGACAGTCCCGACACAATACCTACTGCTATTGCATTGAGAACATCTGTTGCTGGGAAATCAGGTATTACATACATTCCGACAACGCCTAAGATGCCACCTGCAATGCCGACAATTATAGGAATGAAATTATCCTTAATCTGCGGAATTACCTTGGCTCCTAAGCCTATCAGATATGTAATTACAACGATTGCAACTACTGTTGATACCTGTGTGAAATCCATGTCTTAGTCCTCCTTATCACTGTTAATCCTTGTTTCAAGCCCATCTATTCTGTGATGAGCCGACTTGACGCTCTCCTCAACCTTGACAATTCGGTTATCATGAGAATTAAGCTCTTTTCTCATTTCTATAACTTCATTTTTTATCTCTGTTGTGTTGCCTGATATTGTGTCAAGTTTCATATTTATGCGTGTATTTTCCTTTACACGCTCCGTAAGTTCTGCATTGTCAGACTTTTTGTTGTTCTTAAGATTAAGTCCTAAGGTAAACAGTCCGAAAAAGACGGAAAAAGCAACTGATACGATGCTTATAATTACTGCTGTTGGCATTGATATACCGCCTTTCGTATAATTTTGGCACACCGCCCACCACCCTTAATGTGTACCGCCTGCTATCATATTGCCGACATCAGCAACATGATAACGCACAATCTTCTTATTATTTAATGCCCTTTAGGCTCTGTTAAAATACTTTGACCAGTGGAAATACCCCGGCAAGTAAATCATTGCGGTTTTTCCAAGTGCGGTTTACACCGCCCTCGTTCATACTCGCCATGTAGTTCTCACCAGCTTGCGAATGGTCATACACGGTGAGATTAACAATGACGTTTTCATATTTAGTCATGTCATTGTCAATTTGCTCTTGTGTATAACTACTCGGATAATTTCTTAGGCTGATTATTTCCTGCCTTGACTGCTCAATAAGCTGTTCAATTAAAGGATTGTCCTCAATGTTATCAAATACCACAACATTAGTCGTGGTGTCGCTATCATCATTCTTGACTGTATCAATATGGTATTGGTGAAGTCTGATTTTGACCTGCTCTAATGTTGTGTACATGACTAACCTCCTATAAATTGAACCTCTCAATTAACAGCTTTTTGAGTTCTGCACCGCTTAACAGTTCGGCACCGCCAATGCCCTGTTCCTTGGCAAGCGTCTGTAAATCTGCCGTACTCATGCGGTTAATGTCGGTCTTGGTGTAGCTACTACTTTTTCTTTCATTTCCAACCACCTTAATAAGTGGTATTCCACGCAGATTGTTACAGGTTGACAGCTCTTCTAATCTCTTGTCAGAGACTTCAACGCCTTTCCGGGGAAATATATCCCCCGGAATATAGACGTGCGAATTATCCTGTAAATCCGCGAATAATTCTGTTACCTGATACATCTACTGCCTAAGCTCCAACAATAGACGAAATAATAACGCCGTCTATTCTCTCGGCAAAAAGAGTAAGACCCGACGCAACAACATCCTCCGCTGTCATGTGTGGATAGTCAGGAGCTTCATGGATACCAATAAGCCCGGTTGCATCCGATGTAAACGTAAATGCTTCACTAAGGTCTGCACCATTTACCGGGATATAGTAAAGTACAAGGTTCTGCTTAGCGGTCGCGTATATCTTCCCCTTGGTTACAGAGCTGTTGAAAATAACAGTTCCAAGTCCGAGGAAGTTTTCAACGTAGCTCATACCGAAAGCGTTCTGGGTGATAATAGTTGCATCACCAAGATAGTCAGCCGCATCAAGCGGATTCATGAAATAAACCGCCTCTATCTCGTCATCCTCGAACTTGACCTGTAACTGCCCCCACGCCTGAGCAATAGCTTTCTGGAATGTCGCTCCGCTTGCTGTTCCTGTTCCTGTTGCAAGAAAAGTGAAGAAATCCTTACGAATACCCTTCTGGACATCCCTGAGCAGTGCGTCCGTAGTCATTTCAACCGCCTGGTCATATCCCTTCTCAATAATCGCCTCTGCCGACGTTGCTTTTCTCCACTTCTTGAGCTCAATTTCCTTGTAAGATACAGCCTCTACTGTATAATGAGAAAGCGGAATTAATTCGCCCTCTCCAACCTTGCCGTCTTCGAGTGTTCCACTCGCCTTGTAGGTCTTTAACACCGTTCCTGCTACCTTGGGAATTTTGCGGGTCACGCCAAGTGCTTCCATTAACTTCTTAATTGAGTAGCCGAACATTTCGACAAACTCAACTTCCCTTGCTCTTGCAAGGTCTTCCTTCTTGATTAATCCTGTTTCTGCTGCCATATTTATCTGTCCTCCTAATTAAATAAGCTCGGATTCATCGCAATAGCTCTTCTACGCTCTGCTCTGTCCGGGATTGCCATTATTTGTTCCTTTGTCATGCCTGAATATTCACCGCCGACATTCATTCTTGGTCTTGACTTCATCCATTCAGCTTTAGCCGCTGTGGTAGCTGCCTTAACCTCATTGTCAATCAATGCTGCAATAGCACCGTGGTCTCCATCCGCAACCGCCTCAATCATGCTTTCAATCGCATTTTCGGACGAAAAATTTCTATACGCCGCAACCGCCTTAATGTGATTAAGTTCTTTAACCGTCGCCTCGTACTTCTCATTCTGAATACGTTCTGCTTCCGCCTTAGCTTCTGCTTCCTGCTCTTCTGCCGTCTGCTTGGCTCTCAATGCCTTGGTTACATCTCCTTTTTCCTTGAGTGCCTTGTCAAGTGCCTGCTTGTTCTTGGCGTTGGCTGCTCTTTCCGCTGCTAACTGCGCCAAAAGTTCTTCAACTGTCGGCTTGTTATCGCTATCAGACTGAGGAGCTGTTTCTACTGCGTTTGTCTCTGTTGCATTGGTTGAATTAGTTACTTCTGTTTCCATGATATGTACCTCGTTCTTTCTGTGTTTTATTGGCTTCTCTGCCGCTTGTGTTTTACCCACTTCTCTGTGCAATATAAAAAGCCATTAGAACAGTTCCTAATGGCTTGATAACAATAATTATTTGGTTGTCCTGTTTTTATCAATTAGTGGACTGTTGCTAATTTGGTCTGACAAGTCCTGCATTGTTCTACCACTGTTTGGCGATACAGTATTGCTATTGCCAGACGTAATCTTGCTTTCCTGTATCTTACAGACTGTGTCTTTACTTGCTTCCCATACTTCATTAGGGTCATCAAATATCGGGATAGCATTAAGCACCTTGCCGCCGTTAAGACCAATATTGATAAGCGTGGCAATGCTGTTAGCTTTTGTTGACAACTCATATAATTTCTGACGCTTGATATTTACCTCAATGTCGCCAAGGTTTAGTTGTCGTAATGGACTGTCCACAGGCAAAAATGAACTATTTTGCAAAGCGGCAAGCACAACCTCTAGCTCGTCTATCTTGCAACTTTCGGTTATCATTTGCTGTTTAGATGCAGCTGCCTCAGCATGGTCCCAACCGGAAGCGTTGTTGGATGCAACACCTGTCATATTAGAGGCATTGCTGTTGGTTAATGGAACATTGCATTTTTCTAATATTTTGTCCCTGCGGTACTGAATATTATTAAGCATACCTGTGTAATCGTAATTGATAGTAAGTGGTTCGACCATTGGTGTTTTGCCATTTTGCGATGTATAGGTCTGTAACCATTCACCTGATTTAGGTTTCCTAACTTCTTCTGTTGCTGTTCCATCTTCGCTTTTGTTGAAAATAGTTGGAAATTCCACATCGTTAGTGTGCCATACAGCTTGCGTGTTTTGTTCGACATCGTTTGTGAAGTCGGAAATCAACAAATTAAGGTTATCCATTTCGGACAACTGGTGTTCCCACACGCCCATGCGGTCATACGAACGAAAATATTCAACAATCGGCACAACGCCTAACGGATTTACTTCGCCGCTGCGCTGTTGATGCTGCCACGCCTCTTTTTTTGTATAATCTCCGTTGGAAATTTCTTGAAGATTGATAATTTCAAATCTGTAATCTTTAGTAATACAAGTAAAATATGTATTACCAGTTGTATTACTGTGTCTGTATGTAACTCCCATCATCGGTCGTTTGTCTGAATAATAGCTTGAACGAATAATGCACGATGTTCTTGGGTCTAATACATCAAGGCTAAAATAACATTTTCCCGGTTTCCATTCGGTGTTTACATCAATTAGCACATTACATGTAGCGCCTATCTCAACAAATCTTCCTATTTCTTGTGTCTTGGACTTGATTTTAGCAAGCTCATATTGCTTGTTAAGTTCTGTTATTCCTTCGGCAATAATGTTATTAACGCTATCGCCGTTCTGGACTAAACTTATCGGATTTCCCCATGCATAAGAAGTCCAAAAATCCGAAACTTGATGAGCCACATTATCTGAACATTCACAATCAATATCCGGTCTATATGTCTTAGCAGTTTTACGAATTATCGGTTGCTGTCCGTTGTCATAATCAAGTAAGAATTGTATTTGAGTTGCGTTTTGTATGTGAGCCGGAAAAACATTACGCAATACATCTAATACATTCTCGTATGTAATTTCCGGTTCCTCTGTAAATAAGATATTGCGTCCTCTCTGCATTTTAACTTCTCCTAAAGATATGTCATGCCGCTTGCTGTTCGCCTTGGCTCCCACGGCTTAATATCCGTAATGCCTGTGTCTGTATGGTATACAATCTTTTTGTGACACTTACGGCATCCGACAATTACATTGCTTGAATACTTTCCGTCCCACTCCGCAACTCTGCGGTGGCATTGCGGACAGTATATTGTGTATTTATTTGATTTTGTCTTTTTCTTCATAAAACCCTCATTTCACGCAAAAAGCACCATTGCAAAATGCAACAGTGCTTCTTTCAAGGAGATATTAAGCTATCAAGAAACTTTGTTATTTCTTTCAAGTATAATAATATCGCAGAAAAAGCGGACATATCGGACAACTTTTATTTTTCGACATATCTTTTATAAGCTTTTCTCACGCTGTCTTCTGTGTTACCGCCACCAATACGGTCTGCAACTTGGTTCCACGACATATCTTCAAGAAATCTAAGGTTAATTATTCTTCTAATGCGACTATCCGATACGCTTGCAATAAATTTCTCAACCTCATTTGTCCGTTCAAGCAAATCTTCCTTTAATAGTTCAAGCGTAGCTTTGCGTGAGTAAAGAAGTGTTCTTTTATGGCGATATTCAGGAAACGGTATGCCTTCAATTTTGAAGTGTTGCTTACCACCGTTACCTCCTGTGACACTATCAACAACACATTCACCATCTTCAATCCTCAGGATATCACTTTCAAGCTTTGCAATTTTGCTTTCGATTTCCTCGATTTCTTTTTTTAAGTCGAGATATTGAGTTAAATCCTTGTCTGTCATGGTGTACCTCCTATATAGGACTTGATATAATAGATGCTTTTCGTTTATGCGAGTAAATCATGTCACATAACTGTGCTGTAGAGTCTACTCCATCATCATGCTTCATCTTTCCTTCATAAGTGCATGAAAGAATATTTTGAAAATATTTTCTGTATTCTTTGGTTTGGTACTTCATATCTACGAAATGTAATCTTCTGATATCTGGAGCATGATTTTTAATTCTGTCCATTTTGGCTGTCTGATTGTCCGCCGGGTCGTGACTTGTCAATATTGGATAGCCATCTTTTTTCCATATATCTTCACATTCTAGACGATAGCCAGATGTTGTTTTTGTTTCTTCAAAATGCACTTCTGCCGTTTTTCTTGGAAATTTATCTAGGTGGTGTTCTATTCTACTTGTTACTTCCGGAATTGTAATATCCTTATCACCATCATTGTAAACAACATCAGGAACATAATATTCTCCACTGATTTCATAGCAAATAGGCATTGATACAAAATCGCCGCCACCATAAGCGGGGTCATTAGCAGCGAATATTCTGTCAGGTTTTATTCCTTCAATTTCTTCTGGTTTAAAAAAATTCATAGTATCAACATTAAACATTTGTCCTTTACGTTCAATCGGTTCTTGTTGATACTGTGCAAACCATGAAGCCATATCATCATTGCTTTCAAATGAAGCCATTCTTCTTTTATAGTCCTGCGTTGTATAGCCTAACTTGTAAGGATAATCAAAATTGCTTTCTCCATCTTCGTTAAGTGCTGGAATAATAATTTCCCTATGCCTTACGGTGGCATATTCCGTGTCGTTTTCAAGCAATGCTAATCTTCGTCCTTGCACGTCTCTTGGAGCCCATCTTGTACCAATTCCCATCAATTTAGCTTTCCCTGGCTTAATTCTAGGCATATAGTTATTATCAAATTTAGTCCAAACTGTGTTTTGCCTGTCTTCACTCAATGCTTCATCAATACCGCTGAATAAATCATCATATATTCCAAGCCCATCACAGTCACAAGCTCCGTTTAGCGTTCCATATATGGAACGCATTGTGAATGTTGGGTATGTTTTTTTTCGATTTATGTCAATAGTAAGGTCTTTTCCGTCCGTCAAGCCTTTTGTTGTGTTATCAGGATAGATTTCGGCGTATGTATATGTTGGGTCAGTAATCATTTCTAATGTACCGTCATAAAATCCGCCTGTTATCTTGTCGGAATAAGCTGAATAAAGATTAGAGCGTTCTGGTCTGTTAGAACCAAACCACAAATTCCCCATCTTAACTATTTGTGTCTTACCAATACGTCCGGGGCAAAATACCATACCCTCGTCAAGTTTATCATCATATAGGTCCTGAATAAGGTCTGCTACCTGCTTTAATGGATTTCTTCTTGGAAGATAAAATCTTTCCCATGGACTTCTGTTTTTTTCCATGTAAAGCATAAAGCTCTCAAAAAGATAATGGCTTTCAAGTAACAATAAACTAAAGTATTTATCTCTTATTGAATACGGTGTGGTTTCGTTCTTGAATTGATAATAATCCAAGTCCCATATAGTCATCTTTGCTAAATTAAACACATAATGCTCTATAAGCTCCTTAGCACGTTTTGAAAGTACCAAGCCATACTCTATATCCTTTTCGTTCAAATAAGCTGTTCTTGACGCTTCTATATATGCGTCAATGACCGTATCATCAATTCCGCTCTGTGTTATGTAGTTTTCATATCCTTGGATTGTTTTTTTTAGATAATCAGATGCCAAAAGAAAAAGCACCTCGCTTTCGCAGCAAAGGTGCTTATAGACCTCTGCCTATAATTGTTTTAGGTTAGCACCGCAAATCTCTTATGCGGCGGTAATATATTATTTATTTAATATCAATATTTGGTATTAATCTTTCAGGGTAAAAAACTAATTCATAATGATACTTATCTGTTCCAACCGGTTCTGTTTGCTCCATAACATAACAAGTCCAATCGTTAAGATATATATTCTTTATAATATGTGTTCTCGCCTGTTTTGATAGTAACTACAAGTTCATTACTACTGTTATTGCTAAGGCTCATGTATCCCTCTGCCTGCAACATAATTGTATCTGTTCTTGCATTTGTAACTGTAATTTTTCGATAGAGATTGAACTCATCTCCATCTTTTGACAGATTGTGGTTTACGACATCTGCAGTTCTACAACCAACCATTCCAAGTGCAATGCAGATTATCATTCCTAATACTAAAATTTTCTTTTTCATAAAATCTCCTTTCATTTTATACACAACACTTTTTCAGAAACTTCAATACATTCTTTTCTCTTCTCGTCATTGGTGCATTTGCCATCTGCATTGTATCGGCATGAAGCTAAATTACACTTTTTATTTTCATAAGCATTATTTACATTATCAATCCATTCACGAAAAGGGATATTATTGATTTTGACATCGTCTAATGCCTTGTCAGCCGCTTCTTGTACTATTTCCTGTATTGATATTTTCACATTTCCACTCCTAGCAATTTATTTTGATACCCTCTGTCAATATGCCGGTTTTATTCTCATTCAGAATTGTGTTTCCATTTTCATCCATTTTATGCCAACGTGCATCAACTCTAATCATCGGACTCTGGTTTGAATGGCCGATAAAATGTAACTCCATATCCGTGCAGTTTACCTTTTTGCCGTCAATAAATATTTGTGCAGTTTTGCCGTCAGATATTATCTTAATTTTTTCTTCCATTACTTATAAACCCCTTTGCTTCCTCAATTATCTTAGAGTCTCTGGCGGAAGTCATTTCAGAGTGGCTTTGTGGCAGTCTGCCAAACTTTTCCAAAGCGTATTTTTCTACCGCTTCCTTGGAAATATCTATACCAAAATCTCTTAATGCTTCTTTAGGTGAAGATTGATACTTGGATAAAGATTTGTCAATGTTATTCATTTCTCATAAACCTCTAATCATTCCTAGCAGCTCTGCACACACGAGTATTGCATCTCCTTGAATATCTAATACGCATTACAGAATCATGTATAAGGTCCGGCATATACCCCAACTCTAAAATATTTTTTGATATTCCTCTTGCTTGCTTAATGCTATTGAGTAGTGGCATGTTTAAATCTCTTCTAAAGTGCTTAAAGTACGAAAAGAACCATTCTTTTTGTGCATATCTTATATTGTGCCTTATTCTGCTATTAAGTTGCAAACAATGAAGTATTTCTTTAATCTTGCTCATTCTTTATAAACCTCTTAAAATCTTCCATGCACTCATTACATAAATCGTAGGTTATATTAAAAATGCCGTTTCTTGTGATTGAATTCGTACACAACAAGCCTGCTTTTATTTCTTTTCCGCATCTGTCGCAAGTGCGCCATTCTTTTTGATGTTTCATTCTTTCACCAACTCTCTACCGCACATTGGGCAGTAAGATATTTTTGTTTCTGCTTCTAACGGAATGAGCCCGACAAAATGTCCGCTTTGCAAAGTTGCAAAAAACTTTAAGGTGTTGCCGTTTACTATTGTGGAAGTAACCGTTACAGTTCTGTCTTTATATACTTTTAAATCAGCAATTATAGTTTTAGATTTACCTTTACAAAACTTACACATATCGCACCTCAAATCTTCGTAAAAATCTCCAAATCATAATTATCTCTGATATAGTCAACAACTTCCTGCAATTTGCTCTTTACAAATTCATCTTTCGCTATGTCTGGATGACAATACATTGTGCAACTGTCTTTCTTACCTTGTGCCTTGTATTTGCGGTAATCAAACATCATCGTAAACAATGGTATTCTCTTTAAGTTTTTAGTTTTGCATCGAATGTACAGATTTGCTAATCTCCTCAAACTCATTCACCTCGTTCACTGTCAATGCCAAAATAAAACCACAGTTATCATATTTCTTTCCGAGTTCACTACTTTCTGCTACTATTTCAGCCCACATCTTATCATCGGCAAATTTTATCTTGTCGATGTACTTCTTGTGGAATGTCCATATATCTCTATACATGCCAAAATAGTCCATCGTAGTCCTCCGTAATTCGATTTTGATTGAAAAATTGATGTGGTGTGGATTTGCACCACACATAATATACAATAGGCGTGTACCGACGCCTCGTTTTACCCTTCGTGCAAGTCTATGGGAACATCTTCCAAACTTTCCGCATCCATTGGTATAATGGGTAGCATTGCTTTTGCAACCAATTAAGGGGATGTTTCACGCTATCTCGCTTGCATATATCGTTACGCAGTCTCACCGAGCGAAGTCTTGTATATCTGATTATCGTCTACCTTTTCCGCCACACATCAACTCGCATACCGGTTGGTTTTAGGATAATAAAGGTAACCAACAACTCTATTTCCATTTCACTTGTATGCGAAACGCCAACAACAGGATTTGAACCTGTACAACATTTCTGTTGGACGGCTTAGCAAGCCGCTGTGATACCATTACACCATGTTGGCAAATAATTAGCTGGCAAGGTGGGGATTGAACCCACGACACGTCGGTTAACAGCCGATTGCTCTACCAACTGAGCTACATGCCAATAGACAGTTTATGTCTAAATGACGCATGAGAGAATTGAACTCACGCCTCCGCCGTGAAGGGGCGGTGTCTTAACCACTTGACTAATGCGCCGTATCCGCTCTTTGTTTTACTTGCCGAGCGGTGGCAAGGCTACACGAAAATTGAATCAAAAGGGGTATTGCTTTGTGCCTCATTCGAGGCAGTCGGAATAGCAGGATTTGAACCTACGACCTCTCCGTCCCAAGCGGAGCGCTCTGCCAAACTGAGCTATATTCCGTAAGTGCAGACGGGCGACAGCGAGAATCAGCAGTGTCGCAAGCTTCCCGGCTTATGTTGTCCGCACTGTTGCTATTCTTTTAGTATGTTATGGAACACTGGGGAACTACAGCAACAAAACCCGTAAACCTATCGAGCCTTGTGACGGCTCTTAACAGTTTTCCGCTAATAGGTATCGTAAAGGAGGTTTTACGCCACATGACAATGTGAGTAAAACAGTGGTCATAAATGACCAAGCTGGGCTAGTGGGATTCGAACCCACGAATACAGCAGTCAAAGTGCTGTGCCTTACCGCTTGGCGATAGCCCAAAATTACATGTCTTTGAATATCTGTATAAGTGCCTTTATGGCTATGGCAAAACTCACTATGAGTACTATTATTACGCCAATTATAAATATCCCCAGAACTGTCAGACCGAGAAATTTAATTATCCCCATTGCTTTTATCATTCCTTTCTTTGTGCTCAAATTGGCATTTAATCATATCCGCCACATGCTCACGCTCTGTGCCTATGCCGTGACCTTTGAGGAATAGCACACACTCAAATATGTTACCGCAACATGAGCACTCATCATTTATCTCTCTGCCTTGATATTTCATTTAATGACCTCTTTATTGCCTCATCTAAGGCTTTTTCTGATTGTCTGGCACCCAAGTTCATACCAAAGCTGATTACCCTGATTAAAACCGATATACCGATTGCCACGAAGCACCATACAGGAGCTTCAAGCATACATAAAATTCCAAATACTACCAAATCCGTTATCATATATCACCCTCCGTCCTGTTGTTAGCTCTGTATGTGTCAAAGCCCTCGGGATAACGCGCCTTGAGTTTATCAATGTTCGTCTGCATGACATCATCAAGCGTAAATCCGCAAGCGTCACATATCATTGCCAAGTACCATGCGCAATCACCCAGCTCCTTTTTGAGATGTTCAAGGTCTATGCCTTTTTCGTGGAATATGCCTTTCTTTATGAGGTCTGAGACTTCTCCGGCTTCACCAGTAAGCCCTAATGCTCCGTTAAGCAACTGTGATACCGATATGTCACCCTGATTTGCGATTGCGTCCTCTAAACGCAATCTATTAAGTCCATCGTTGGTTCTCATCGCCAACTGCTGATATTCTTTGCCTGTCATTTTGTTACTCCTCCGATTAAAAGCTTTTCAGTCATTTTTTTGCTGTGAATCAAAAACACTTTCTTTATCTATTAGTCCGTGTTGTATCCATTTATCAACAAAATACCCTTTAAGTGCATTCAGTTCTTTTTCCATGCGAGTTTCTAATGCTTCTTTATAGCTATCAACTAAAAACCTCGCCGAAAAAAGGATTTCGTCAGTTAATTTATTTGACTCTTTTAACATTTTATTGTATTTTTCATCAAAAGTATTTTCGCTTTTCTGCTCAAAATCGCCCCGCATGATAGCTTTTCCAAATTCAACAACTGCATCGCTACCTCTTTGTATATTCTTCAAAATCTCTTCAGAATTATCTTCAAACTTGATGCCATCATTTTGTATAAATTCAGTAACTTCTTGGATATCACATGAAAACAATTCAGTATTCGGTATACGACAACTTGAAAAATTTTCATGTAATAGTTTTTCGTTTTGCTTGTAATTTGTGTGCCAGCTGCTTATAGCTATCTTGTCAACTGACATCTGCATATAGTCAGAAATATAATGACGTAAAGCCAATGTTCTATCTGCCGGCAACGAAGACATACCAATTTTGCAAAAACTGTTGTTATATCCTATCACATATATAATCCCTACAACCGAGTTTGGCTTTTCTTTTTGAAAATCCTTTATCTTACAAAAATCCTTTTTCCCAAAAATCTTCAACTCATTCATCGCTTATACCTGCCTTTCTGATATTTGCCTTATTGTGAATGGCATAGAAGCTATTAAGGCTTATAGCTTGTTGGGAGCTACCCTATCTATGCCATGGCTTTTTATTTTTGTCGGAGTTTTTGGCACTTAGAGGGGGCGTATCTAGCAACCATATAACCCCCACCCGGTCTGGTCCCGTGCCATCAGTCTGTTTATACACAATTCTCAAACAATTCATGCAATAGCGTTATTATTCCATTCTGTTTTGCTTAACTATTCGTTAAACCTAACTTTTGCGAATAGTTTACAATAGGCTGTAAATCCGCAAACCCTTGTAAATAGGGCATTTGTGAATTGTATTAAATTGTGTGACAACTGTCAGTGGCAAAACATCAATTATCACTGTCTATCACTGAGCTATTATCTGACAGCTCAAGCGGTCTTGGCTGCTGTCCAAGCTGTATCAGGGCATCGGCTCCGAGCGCTTCGGCTGGCTTCTCAACCTTGACACCCGGCATGTTCCAGTGGTGCACCTTGTTCAGCTTCGGCAGTATTTTCATCGGATTATATCGGCGGTCTTTCATCAGGTTAAACAGACTCTCCTCGTTATCCTGCATGATTTTTTCGTGCAAATCGGAACGCTGAGAGCTAAGCGCACCGCTCTCCCAGTCGTATAATGTCTGTCTATGTATACCAGTCATATCAAGGAACCCTTTTAATGTCACTTCTTGACAATGACTATTACACAATCGTTTATATATATAATTATAAACATATTCAACTTTGTCTATGTCATACTCATTATGAGTACCGTCTACTTTTTTAAGTACTTTATTACATGGAGTAAATAATAATATGTTTAACTCTGTAATTATGTCAGCCCATATAGACGGGAATATATCATTTTCATCAATACCATGTCTATCACAGTAATTAGTGACTATATCACTAGCGATAATACGCATATCGTCTACAGTTCTAATTGTCTGAATATCATAACTATTATTATCGTTACTCATAATATAATCACCTCCAAATCATAATCTTAATCTTAATCTCTCTCACACATGAAATTATCATATCACATGATTGGTGACATGACTATATACATAAAGTATATAAAATATAACTTTGGGGTATTTATGCATAGTACTTTGGTACTAATCGCATATACAGTATATAATTATATACGTTTTTAAAAAACCGATTATTTATTTACACATTCTCATTAATCTTACCTTGTCTAATCTTATCTAGTCTTCTCTAGGCTACACTTTGTTGACAGTTTGTATACAGATTTTATCACGTTAATGCAATGATGTGGGCTGTGTTCATCTGCCCAGCAGCCCTATGTATTAATAAATATAATATAAGGGCTCAGGCTCTTAATCTATGACAGTAAATTTTATAATAATATACGATACATAAATAACTTAAAGACATGGGATTAAATAAGATACATTGTTAAGATATTAACAGAACGACAAAAAGACCACATAACGGATTGTTATTGGTCTAAAATTATAGGTGTGTGAGATATGCGGTTGTCATTGTGCTATTTGCGATACTGCCATGAGTTCTTCGCCCTCGCCCGTCTATGATAATACCAGTTAGCCGTGGACTTGTCAATGCTTAAAATACATCAATATACTATCTGATACGTTGACAACCAGCCGTAAATCATGTATGCTATGAGAGCTGGAAGTGCCGACCGTTAATGTCGCTTGGTATCGTTGTTTAATCGGTCGTGACTTGGCAGGAGCCATTTATTATTTAATTTAATAGGCACTTTACAGCAGAAAACGAACCGGGAAAGTTCTTAACCTCGCCCGGTTCGTTTTTTTAATGCTCAAAATACTTTAAATCGCTGTACAACATTTCAGTGTCGCGCTCGTCCTCGCACTGGTCAGCGGTACATCTTATCAGCGTTGCTAGTTCATCAACAAAATGCTGCGCTCCCTCGTCTCGTATCTGCTCTGCTGTTAAATTGAAAGCCCAACTTACATCAAGTCCACCCTCGGCATTGTCGCAGGATTCATACCAGTAGCCGCAGCCCTCCGTCGTGCTGTAGAAGTGATATTCATTAAGCCCGCCCCATTCTCTTGTATCCTCTGCAAACTGTAAACAACTATTAACGTACTCCTTAACTGTCATGATTTTATTCCTCCTGAATTTTAATTTTTCGTGTAGCAAACACACGTTCGGAAATTCTTATCTTCTCCCTTCCGACATCATTATAATATCATAAGTGCATTAGAATGTCAAGTATATAAGTGCATTATTTTTAATTATTTTTATACTTTTCAATTCGCCCAAGCTCCGCAGCAACTACCTCCTTAATGAATGCGCCCGGCTTGTCAATTCCAAGCTCCGCCATTTTGGCGCGGGTCCCTGCTGGAAATATGACATTAATGCGGTCGTTGTTCTTCTCGTACCGCCGTACAGCGTCGCGCTGTGACTGTGGCGTTTTAGGTTCGTCTATTTTATTCATATAATAATGCCTCCTGTCTTTTAATGCTCATATTATAATATAAGTGCATGAGATTGTCAAGATTATAAGTGCATTATACACTTTGCACAACATATAAGTGCATTATTTGTGAATGTTGCATATTGTATAAGTGCATTATATATGCTATTATAATATCAACAAAAGGGAAATAGAACAAATACAAAACATGTGTTTGTTGTACCCAAAAATAAGGAGGTGACTATATATGATGTTAATGGCAAGCGTGAGATATGAGGGCGAGATACAAGTTGTAAAAAATGATACTTTTACAACGAAGAGAGCCTATGCAGATGCTCTCCGAGGCAACGGCTACCGCGTCCGTTTTATCGCCAAGCCGGAGGAGTTTGATGAGGTTTGCGAGAATTTTTACAGCCGAAAAAGATAGCCGAAACGCTCCATTTCGGAGCGTCAGCCGTGGGATGGTCTCCCGGCTCTGATGATGGCAGACCAGAAAGAGAATAGATATGACAGTTGTAGAAAGAAAGATAAATACAGAGGATTTAATAAGTTTTGAGGAAATCGCAAAGAAGCATACAGCCGGCGAATATCTGGCAATTGGAAATGACGGAAGAAGTTATAACGCTTCTTACGTTCCAGATTATGAGCCGTCCGGTGTGATGTTCTTCTGCATTCCAGCAGATGTTAAAATCTTAGGATATTCAGAGATTATTTAAGTGAAAACCGCCGCAGAGGATGCCAGCCAGACCGATACTGGCGGCGGTTCTCCCCTCTTTATAGGGGTATTAAAATTTTAACATTATAAGGAGGAATTTTTATGACGAAAGCAGAATTGATGCAGGAATTTGAAAAGCTTCAAGACAGCAAGGGCGTGAAAATCGAGGGCATTTATTATAACAGCAAGAAAGACGAGATAGAAAACGCCATCGAGTGTCTGAAATGCCCGGATGAACTGCTCGACAAGTATTTAATGCTTGTGAGCCTCAAATATGAGAATATCGGGCGCGTGATTGCTGAAAATGGAGATTTTAAACGCCACAGCCACAACAGGCTGTATGTTTATAACACGGCTAGAATGATTTTATCAAACTAGCCAAGTGACGGCAGGTGCCAACGTGGGCGGTTCGATTCCGCCCGTCACTTTTCAGCCGATAAAGTCGGCTATATAATTAAATATACGGAGGTATTAGAATATGAAGAAACTAGACATTTATAATTGCGATGACGTATTTGCGTCTAGTAATGAAATTATGGAGCTTGTAGCCAAAAAAACAGCTACAAGCGAGGCACTTATGTTGACTTGCCTGTCAAAGGGTACAACTGAGATGCTGGCTTATGCAGTCGCTGGCTGTGTCGACCACGCATTGATGGGAGGGTTAGCAGCTTCGATAGTTGCCGGCGACACTTGGCTATTTTGTGATTTTGGTGTCCGCAAAACAGAGGTCGTGTTCGATGATAGCCGCAAGGCTGAACTTCTCAGCTTTTACGGCTTGTAAAATTCACCGCCGCAGAGAATGTCCCCGGCTCATTACCGGGCGGCGGTATCAGCTCCGCTTTGGGGCTTGAAAATTTAGCAAGGGAGGATTTACACCATGGACAAGATAATTAATTGGCTCATGAGCTGCGGCTACACTCGTGCTGATGCAGAAACCGAAGCCAACAAGATGGTTGAGGCGAACAGATGGGATGGTGCCGAGATGTGCTCCCGTGAGTACGCCATTCAGATGGTGCTTGATACCATTGAGGAGGAATAAGTAGTTAAAAAGAGAACTTCTAAAAAGTTCTCTTTTTGTCGTTCCTTGACAAATTGAAATCGAAGTGCTATTTTATCATCAAGCGGACAACTGCGCCCTTAATGGGCGACAGCTTGTAACGCAATGCTGTTTGGTGGTCTGTTCGTTGCGCCTAACTTTATTGTCATAGGCAGAGCCGGGTGGCTTTGGGCGTGATATTCTACTGGTCCCGCCGTCACACAGAGCCATTTTAGGCTCAAAAACAACACCAAATCAGAGCCGAGTTTTGCGAAAATCTGAAATCAATTTTCAAAATTTGCGTTCCGGGTATAGGGGCGTACCAAAAATGTTGACCCGAAAATTTTAGGAAAATTTTTTGAAAAAAATATCGAGAAAATCAGACAAAATGACACTAAATCGGAGCCAAATTTCACAAGAATTTGACTTCGATTTTTTATTTTTCATTTTCATAGGTAGGGGGTATTAAAAATTTTTACATCAAAATTTTTTAATTATTTTTCAACTTGATTCTGTGCAGTAAAAACCACAGCTTTAGCCGCATATATGCTTTGACTAAGTTCGTATAGCATACGCTCCATGGTCATTTCCGGGTTGGTTCTCCTTATGTACTCTAATAACTGTTCCGCTGTCATACTGCCCTCCGTGCTAGGCTTGACATGATGTCGTCAAGCAAATATACTAAATCAGTGCCGTAAAGGCTTATCCAGCCCGCAAGATATTCTTCCTGTTCAATCGGCATTGATATGTCATAGCTGAAACAAAATGCGTGGCATAGTTCGTGAGCGATTATGCGCCTTAAATACGTCCCTTTTGGTGCGGTTGATACAAATATACTCCTGCGGTTCCAATCAGTCACAGCAAGGCTTGTAGTGCCGTCTGAACGCAATAAATCGTGGCTTGCGCCATTTACAAATATTAAGTTCCAGTTAATGCCGTTAATTGTAAACATAATGCACCTCACAATGGTAGGAGCATTTCTGCCCCTACCTTTAAAAATTAAATCTTAGTCATAAGCACTGACATTTTGCTTTTCAGCATTGTGCGTTCCTCAGGTGTCATATCAGTTAAAAGCTCTGTCATATCAGTGCTCAACTCCTTCATGTACTCGTCAAGTGACTGCATTTTGGCATCCTTGTCCTGCTGAGTGTTTGCCTTGTGCTGTTCCTTAGCCTCCATGTAATGCTTGCGGCTTATGCCACTTCTGCCCTCACGCATATCACGTTCCGTAGAACTGCCGTTTCTCGGCTGGTCAATCATTCCCATGCGGTCTGACATGTCGGTGTAATACATTTTGCCCCGGCTCAATCTATCCATGTCTCTCATGCGCTCCATGCTGTCATAATCCATATCTGTCATATCGCCCGGGTATCTGTGCCAATATGGCGGTTCCTCATAACCACGTCTGCCTACATAACTGCCCTTGCCTTTTGGTGCGTACCTGCCAGTACGCATATAGCGGTATTCATCGTAGTAGCGTCTGCCACCCTCTTCGCCGTATTCGTCTTTTAAAACTCTAAGAAGTTCTTTGTCATGCTCTTTCTCTTCCTCATCTGCTTCTTTCATTGACTTTACAATAACCGCGCGATATTCCGCTTCGCATAAATCCTTAATCATATCAACGGCTTCAGACATTTCCTCAACATTTACGTTTTCGATGCCTTTGTCAAGTTCGGACAGTGTCTTTTCCGTAAGGCACTCAATCATTCTATGTATTCTCTCAATATGCAATTTATTTTCCTCTCTTTCTAGGAGGTGTTGTAATAGCTTCTACAACATCCCATTTTAATTCATAAATTCTTTTATCTACGGTTTTTCTTGAAATACCGTAAAAATCGCACCATTCATTCCTTGTTTTGATAATACCATTTATTTCAATAAGTGCATTTTGACTTCTCTTACTATTAATCTTTCTGTTATTAGCCTTTCTGCTACTGGTGTTGCGACTGAAAGGTCTTCTATTTTTCATTTGCTCTTTCCAAGTAACCCATCTGCAATTTTCGGGGCAGTAGTTTCCATTATTATCAATTCGGTCTATTGATAGATTGTCCGCATATCCATTACTTATCGCCCAATCTCCAAAAGCAGTAGAGTTAAATCTCCATTCATCACATACTGCTATTCCTCTACCGCCATAATTGTTATAATGTTTATGTTTTTCCCAATAGCATCTATTCAACATGCTTCTCCAAATTGAATAAATTCTTGTACCGTAATATTTATTTTTCTTTTCCTTTCTTCTTTCTTTTTTACATTCTTTGCAAAAAGTTGCGAAGTGGTCTCTTATCATAGTGTGAGATGTCGAAAACTCTTTACCACATTCTTTACATATGCAAATATAGTTTCTCACAGTCTCTCCGCTTGGTCTAAATGTGTCTTCAATTCTTTTTTTAATTGTGACAAATTCGTCTTCATACCCAGCCACATATTTACCGGGATTAAGATTATGTCCTTTGGCAAATGGCATAACTTTACCTCGCTTTCCTTAATTAAGTTTATTTAATCTTAATTAAATTATATCAGATTATTTTCTTGTATTCAACAAGAAATTGTGTTAAACTTAATTAAATTTATGAAAGGTGGTGTAAATATGCCGAAAGATGAACTTAAAAACCGCATTCGTTTTTCTACAACTCTTGACAAAGAGGTTGAAAAGCAGTTGAAAGAGTACTCTAAGCAAACTCTAATACCAATCAGCAGAATTGTTGATAATGCGCTTATTGCATACATTCCAAACAAGTCTATCCAACACGATTAACTGTAATGTTAGCATTAGCAACGCTGATAGCCTGTTCAGATGTATTCTTAACAGAAATTGCTTGACAGCAACCGCAAGGAAGCCATACATCTGTAGCCATAGACACATTGTTAAATGCTTCAACTGCTGTCGGTGTAGAGATTGCCAGTGTAGATAAATCTGGCTCGCCCTCGACAGCAATAGCTAATGAAATTGCTTCTGCTGTTCCACCTGTAGGAACTGCAATATTTCCATTAAATTCCACTCTGTACTTTGCCCTGCAAGTGTTCGTTGCCCCCTTTACATTGATTAAACCACTTCCAGTTCTATGCGTGATATATCCTTTATTGCAAATTGATGTTGGTGTATCTGTAAATAATACATTTCCGTTTACTGCAACTGTCTGTGTTGCAACGCTTGAAAATTCAGCCATTTTATTTCCTCTCTTTCACAAAAATAAGGGCAAACCATACAAGTCTGCCCCATGCTCCCGACATCAATGTCGGTACCAACGTAATACTGCATAGCAGACATAATCGAGTTAAACTCAATTAAGATACTCAATTATTCAGTTGTAACTAGCAGTTGCAACCGCCACAGCCATTGTTGTAGCCACAGCCATTTGCTAACACATTCGGTGACCAATTGCCAAGCCCGCAAGGTGAAGCTGCTGGATATGCCGGAACTGGTGTAGGCCTTACAGCGTCAAGAATTTGACTTGTCTGTGCTGTCATAGCTGTAGTCAGAAGTGCATTCTGTCTATCCTGTGAAGCAGCTCTGCGTAAGTCGTTATTCTCTGCTGTGAGTGTTGCTATCTTGTCCTGCGTCAAGAAGTCAAGGATTGCCCTCGTTCCTGCCTGCTGGCTGTCAATAATGTCTCTTGTGTTATTATTCATGGTGTTCTGCAAAGCGCAGGTGTTGGTTGCCATGTTGTAGTTTACACCCTGAATGGCTTCTCTCGTCTCGCAGCAGCAGTTAGCAAGCTGCGCTTGTAAAGCATTGGTATTCTGCATGTTAGCAACTGTATCAGCGTTAATAGCCTGCTGGATGCCATAACCGGTCTGCATGATATTTGTGTTAATACCGTTGAAACCAGTAAGTACACTGTTATTCATAGCGTAGAAGCCATCACATAAGCCGTTTGATAATCCGTCAAGCTTTGAGATAACCGCCTGATTATCAAATCCGCGCTGAATATCTGCTTGCGTAGCGTAGCCCTGCATAGCACCGCCGCCATTGTTGCCCCAGCCGCCGAAGCCACCGCCCCAGCCACCGAAAATCGCAAAGATAACGACTATAAACCAAAGCCATCCGCCGTCAGCTCCCCAGCCATTATTATTGTTTCCGTCGATATTGGCGACCAACGGAACCGATGCACAATTTGAGTTGAACATATTTTGTCCTCCTGTTTAATTTATTCATAAAGAGGTTCCCGGGTTTTCCTCTAATATGCTATATTCCAAATCCACTTTTAATTTGCTTTATAATGTCATCGGGGTTTAACCCTTTTTCTTGACACAAATTCCTAGCCATCTGCTCTATGCCCTTGGAATCTCCTTTTTGAGCCATCTGCATAGCATTTCTAGCCATAGGGTTGCTCATTACGCTGTTATTCCCCATCATCTGCTGTAAGAACTGCTGCGGATTGCCGCCACGCATCATTTGAATTAATTGCATCGGGTTCATCATGCCTCATCACTCTCCTTTTTACTTTGCGATTGTGAATTTTTTCTTTGCGTTCCTAAAGCTACCTTGTTTTCCAACTGCTCAATCTTTGCCGATAAGTCATCAAAGCGTTGCATAATGCCTGCTGTGGCTTGTTCTGACAGGTCAATTTTGAGTTTTTCCGTATCAAGTGAAGTATTTACCGCTTGCACAGATTTATTGTCTATTTGGGGCTTATACACAATCGTCTTGATTGTTCCGTCAGCGTTCCAACCTTTGACATATATTTCTGATAAATCCTGCTTTGGGAAAAATGCCATACTGCCATCCATAGGGACCTCGTTGGCATTGATGTTTTCGACAACTTGCACAATGCGTCCGTTAAGCCCTATTGTCTGCTGGGGTATCGCCTGCTGATTCTGCATTGCCTGATATTGCTCTTGCGGTTGAAATCTCTGTTGCTGTATCTGTTGATATGGCGCATAATTGCCGTACTGCTGTGGATAAAACCCTTGTGGATTATACACGCTGTTCATATATTGAGGACTGTTTAACTGCATCTTCTTCTACCTCCTCTGTTGCTTCATCAATCGCGCTAATGACAAGGGATACTGTCATCAGGTCAAGCTGTTGTATTTCTTTCTTTGCGAAAAGTTTTTCTTTCACTTTGTCCGACAACATCTGTTATCCCTCCTTTGCTTATATTTTGGCATAAAAAAAGCCGCCCAAAGTGACAGCTTGGCGACATAAAAGCGACAAATATTTTATTTTCCTTTTGAAAAACGCGATAAATACGGCATTAGCACTAGCATACTGCTATCGGCACCGCATACAGTAAGTGCTAAAAACTCTTTAACTGTATCTCAATGTTTCCGTTGACAATGATTATCTTGTCAATTATAGTTTTAAGTATCATATTTTTTTGTTTCTTGTCGATGCTGTCCCAAACATCGGCAAGTTTTTTTATTTCATCATAAACGATAGCATTCTTCTGTTTTGCCGAAAAATTCTTCCGTTCTCCTGCAATGTTATCCTTAATCGCAGATATATTCCCTTCAAGCTCCTTAATCATACTCAGTACTGTGTCATTCCCATCAGCATACAAGCCATACAGCCTTTTCAATTTTGTCTGCTCCTTGTCAAGCTGTGACTGCATAATATCAAGCTTTGTTTCCTTTTCTTTAGGCTTGTACGATGATAAGTCAAGCGATATTTTGAGTATTTCTCTCTCAACTTGCTCCTCTATATCGTCCGCCCATTCAAGTGAATTGCTGCAGTCCGGGTTGTGGTTTGGCAAATAAGACATAGCCTTATTTCTTGACATGCAATATATCTTGTGCTTTCCATGTGTCCACTTCTGATACCGCATAGCGCATCCACACACGCCGCAGTAACACAGCCCTGTCAATAAGTTCGGTTCAGTTATACAGCTTGCCTTATTAAGACTTCGGGATTTCCTCAACTGCTGCGCAAGCTCAAACAGCTCTTTATCAAAAATAGGCTCATGTAAACCTTGATATATCTTGCCTTTGTATGGTATCATACCGATATTTACCGGGCTTGTGAGTATCTGCCGGACAACTTTCTCGCCTTTATATCCACATATTTTGCAAATTTTTATATCCGAATATCCTTTGATGTACAATTCAAGACCTTTTCTTGCTTGTTCTGCGCGTTCTGGGATAGGTATTAATATACCTTGGTCTTTGCTATAAGAATAGCAATAAGGCGTATTACCGCCACCCGGCCAGTAGCCTTGTTTTACTCTTTCCAACATGCCACCACGCATACGCAACATCATTGTATTCTTATCAAGCTGTGCAAAAACCGCCATCATTTGTGTATACGCCTGCTCCATTGGACTATCATAGCTTACGCTATCATGTACGCACTTAAACTGTACATCGTTTGGCTGGAATATCTTCTCAATCATATATAGCCCGTCAATCATATTCCTTGATAATCTGTCGAGCTTAAAAGCCACCACACAAGATATCCTCTTGTGCTTGCAGTCGGCAACAAGCCTTTGAAGCTCAGGGCGGTTCATATTTGCCCCGGTGTAGCCATCGTCAACATACCAATCTGTCACAATCAGCTCGTTCTTAGAGCAGTAGTCGAGAATATCTCTTTTTTGGCTTTCTAGTCCGTTGCCTTCTTCGACTTGCTTCTCTGTTGATACTCTCATGTACACAACACATTCCATCGTTTAACCTCCTCTTACTAAAAAGAATGTGCCGTACTTATCGCGTTACGGCACATTCTACTCCCATGCTTACTGATTGTCAATTATTGATGCAATCAGCTCTTTTGTCTTGTCCGGCAATTTGATTTCACCTACCTTGATTTCCTTGCCATTCTGTGTCACAACCACCATGATTACCCCTCCAATCTGCTGATTTTTGACATTATTTTGCTTATTCTTCTATTCACAGTTCTATTGCACACGGATATTTGTTGAGCAATCTCTGTAATAGTTTTCCCTTTAGCTAGAAGTTTAAACACTTCTAGCTCTTCCTCTGTAAAATTGGCGTTGCTGCTAATATGTTCAAGCTCTGGCTTAGTCAGCTTTGACAGCTTCATAAGCCGTTATTCCTCCTATTCTCCCTCTTCCCTTCGCCAGTTAAAGTCCAAGCCGCACTCTTCACGCATGGTCTGTCTCATGTCCGCCCAACTCACATCGTCATCAGCAAGGCATTCTGCCTTGGTATTAAACCTATCTATAAATCGGTTTAATCTTGAACGCCCGAAGTCGAACTCATCTCGGAGCGTGACTGCTGATAACAGGCATATAGAATCAACAATATTGTTCTTTATCCGCTTGGTGCACGCTTCTAATTCTTCGTGCGATACTTCAAGCGGAATAAACTCGGCGTTCCTCTGCTTCAACTCCTTAACTGCTTCATCAATGCCGTATCGCTGCGCGATATCTAATATCCACGCCGCACCCGACATTCTATATTCATGTATCTTCTTGTCGCTCTTAGCCATTGTCTGTCACTCCTCACATTCTTTCGCATTCCAGTTCATCAGTACTCACATTAAAGTAGGTTGCTATCTTATCTAACGTATGTGGTCTAGGGTATGCCTTGCGGCATAAATACTTGCTCACCTGTGCCTGGGACAAGCCCAAATCACTGGCAAGTTTAAACTGCGACACCTTTTGCCTTGCCATGAGCACCCGGAGATTGTCAGCGAACCTCGTCATATTTCACTCCGTTTCCGGCTACATTTAGCCCATCTCTGTAGCCCTCTTCGTATGCTTCAATGATTGCATTATTTTTGCTTGCTCCCACTATCAGAAATGTTGCCATAGCTGATAATATCGTTCCAGCCAAAAAAGCTATTGTCGTTGCCATCAATAGTTATACCCCCTCCATTTGATTTTGCACTCCTCGCATAGGCAGGAGCTTTCCGTGTGCGGTACTTTCCCACACATGACACATAATCCTTGTGCTTTGAGCCGCTTCCGCCGCGCCAGACCCTCGTCTGATTTCTTTCGTCCGCACAATTCGCAAGTTACCCTACCGGGGCGCGCTTTCCTTGTCTTGCATATTGTACATAATCCTGCCTTTAACGCCATCTTTCTTGCGTATTTAGTCATTTCGCTATCAGCTTTCAAGCAATTCTCACACTTTGAACGCTTGTAATTATCTGGCAGTTTTGTTCCACAGTATGTACATTCGTGGTTCGCCTTGCGCTTATAATATATTTCATTAGCCGCCATCTTTAGCTCCTTTCTGGGTCAGTTGCCTTTCAAGTTCTTCAAACTGTTCACTACTGTACTGTCTCTGCGAACAGCGGTTAAATGAGTTCTTTGTCTTAGGTGTTACGTGCTGAGTTGTACTCATACTCGCCATCTTAGCCGGGTCATCCGTGTAGGCTCCGTTAGGCTTAACACCTATCTGCGATTTTTCCTCCGTGTACAGCGTAGGCTTATATCTGTCTTTAGGAATGGTGTTATGTAGCCGCCAATGCTTAATTACAATGACATTAGAGTTAGGGAACGTCAAAATATACCGCTTGTCAATTAACATCTGCAAGTCCTCACTTGACGCTTGACATTCCCTCGCAATCCTCTTAGGTGCATCCACGAAGCCGTCATCATCTGCTCTCATGCACAAGTGGAAGAACAAACCCTGCGCCGATATTGGCATATCAAGGAACGCATCCGAATCTATTAACTTTTTACTGAACATTCGCTTGTCTGCCATCACTTAATCTCCTTTTTCGTTTGATTTTATTCCTTTGATACAGCGCGCAAATAATCCATATATCCCATAGACTGATTAAGAACATACACCGATACAGCATTTGTAAGTCTTTCAATAAGTTCTCCACTATCTTTGTTTAAATTGTAAGCATTTCTTACAACTTCGCCAATCTGCGTATACTGTGCTTTGCCTTGACTATTTATCCAAGTTGTCAAATCCATAACAGATTTACTCTCAATCTTCTTGCTCAAAAAGTCGGTTAATTCAAACTGTCCATCCTGTGTCATACTGTATCTCCTATAAAATCACTTATATTCATTTGACTGTCCTTTTCAAATACAAGCATTTCATTCTTTGCACGCTCGTAAAAGTTTCTGTCAATCTCGAATCCGTATGCACTTCTGCCAAGTTCTGCGGCGGCTCTTAGCGTGCTACCGCTACCGCAACAAGGGTCAATAACAACATCTCCCTCGTCTGTAAAAATCTCAATCAGCTTTTTAAGAACTGTAACAGGCTTTTGTGCTGGATGAATTTTTGGTATATCTTTTCCGTCTTTCTCCCAAGTGAACCAATTGAAAATCATGTGTCCTGTACCCCTGATATTCTTTCCGTTTTCATCAATCTGCAAGCCGTTTCTGAATTTCGGTAACTTATTTCGATACAGCACGAGTGCATATTCCGTAGCACCAACGATACGCATATTAGCTTTAAGCACCTGTGGACTGTAATTTTTACAGAATACAAGCGGTATGTAATTAACGAATCCGTGTTTCTTTGCGGCGGCAATCAATGTTGATAACTGTTCAAATGAACAAAATACAATCATACAAGGGCTATTGCTACTTCTGCCCCTTGCGATAGGCTTTGTGTCCTCTTTCTTCAACATCTTTGAACAAAAATGGAAGTATTCATACAAATTAAAGTTAAAATCTGAATTGAAAGCCGCCTTTTCGCAAGTTTGCTCTCGCCATTCTTGTTATCGCCACCGTTATACCACATAGGGTTACTTCCATAGAAGTTAGTTCCTACATTGTAAGGAACATCAGCAATAATAAGCTGTGCTGGCGGTATTGCATATTTCTTGTAATTCTGCATAGAATCACGATATATCTCGCATTTAACTTTTTTCTTATACATTCAAATCTACCAAAAGGAAACCTCGGTTTTATGTGCGCACAACCTATTCCTTTCTTTGATTTCTAGTTAATTGAATTTTTTATACGCTTTTTAGCTGCTTCAAATACCTTATCATGAATGTAGGTCTTAATATCGTTATAGCAATCACTACATATTTCATTTATCACTGTCTTTTTATCAACATTTGAATAGCCTCTTTTTGCGTAATCATCAGTGTAAATATCAAAACCATTTATTTCATAACAATCGCTACAAAATTTGCCACAAACATCACATCTGTATGCTTTACTCACTCTGAATCACCTTTTCCATTCCTATATTCTTCTATTGCCTTGCCAACTCTATCTTTGCCCCAATCCCCACTACAGCACCATTCAACAGCTTTGAAAACAGGACTTAACATTTCAAAGAGCGTTTCCACTCTTATTTTAGCTGATTTGATATATTCAACTAACCGCCTTGTATCTTTTGCCACATCTTCATATCCGTTTTGGTTGAGATAATCAGCCATTTTTTCCAGCAATTCAATGTCCCTGTACTGCATGAGGTCGCCAATCTCTTCTGCATATAAATAGTTCCAACTTCCACCACTCATTCGCTCCTACCTTCTTTCAAACAATCACTTACAAGCATATCTGCCTTAATAAGTTCATAAATAATATCAAGATATGTCCTGCGGTCTCTGTATCTGCAATTTGCGTCCTTGTGTATTCTTGGGTCATTATCTCTCCAATCATTAACACCAAAAAATACATTGCTCACAAAAAGCATTTTGCACCCCTTTGAAATGCAAAGATAGTAGCAACCCTGCTTACCATATTCGCCCTTACATTTCTTGAATCCGAATTTTTCAAACTCTTCGGCTTTAACTTTCGGAATTAGCATCGTTCTCACCTACTTTCTTAAAAGGAACTCCTCTTAAATGCTCGTCAAGGTCTAATTCTATTCCGTCAATATTGCCGTTCAGTTTGTTTTGGCAGTGACATAATAATACTTCAAGGTCACAAACTCTCCCTGCCTTGTATTCACTTCTTATGAAGTCAAGAACTCTGTCTACGCTTTCTATCCTGTACCTTGCTATCTTTGAATTGTAATCAAGCCTTATATCTGCGATTTCTTTTTCCCGCTGTCTGATTTTAGCTAAATTGCCCTTGCAAAATTCATAATCGCTAATAAGTTTTTCCTTTGCAATTCGTGCGACTTCTTCCACTGTATAGCCTTTAATTCCGCTCATTCACTTTCACCAACTTTCTTATCATCAACAATCTTGATTTTCCTGCCACAAGCATTGCAGTAAATATCAATGCCTGTTGCACAACTAAGTCTCATTTTTCCGCACTCTGTAGTAAAAAATGGAAACCCCATGGGTGTATGATTAACATACCATTCACACTGCTTGTTTTCTTCACTATCTGCAATTTCAATGGCAAAATCAAGTATTTGGTCGTATTCTGCATAGTTGTTTTCTTTGTATGTTTTCTGCAAATCCTTTAATTTGTCTGCAATTACACCCATTACTCTTCACCTGCCTTCAATAAATTCATAAACTTCTCATAACTCTCTGCTCCATCTTGTTTTCATTTCTCTTGGTATATCCTGATCTTTATTTCTTTCTCCAGTCCAATGCGTACCTCCTGCAACTCCATCACACCGAAAATTACTCGCTTTAAGGCTTGCGCCATTTTCGGATTCAAGAATATATGTAATTATCTTCTTATAACCCATTTCTTTTGCCACTCTACAGCAAGCTCCATATAGCATTGAACAAGCATTATATGTTCCGTCTGTACACAGCCTATTGATTTCACAAGTGATTCCATTGTCTAATTTTCTTGAAACAGGTCTGCCACATACAGCAACCCCAACAAGTTTTTCATTATCATATAAACTAATACAAAATTTGCACCCAACCGTTGCCTTATGGTGCCTGTGGTTTTTATTGATAAAATCACAGGCACTCGAAAAGGTTATTGGTCTAATTTCCATCATATTCACCACCATTCATAAGAGACATAAATTTCTCATACTGCTTCTGCGACACTTAAAAGCTTTAAAATTTCCGAACCACTATTTTTCTTTGTTGTAAATGCAAATTCGCAGCCATACTTTTCTTGTAATGTAAGCAAGCACTTTGCCAATGTCTGTCCTTTTGTAGCTTTTGGATATTTCTGTTTTCCACCTTGCCATATAAATAATCTCGGATTTTTCCAACTGAACAAGTCATTTATGCAAGTCACAGGCTTGTTGTATATTGTTTTTTTACGGTCGCAATAACATCCATCATCTTCAGTAAGAATGATTAGCTTTATATTGCTTTTCTGTGCCCTTATAAGCTCATTTCTGAACCTTTCGTGCGATTTCCCACATATATCTCCTATAAGCTCCTGTATGTCCTTTTTTGTGTCAATACACACGCTCTGGTTTGTCGGCAATGTATAATCTCCACAGTATAATTTAGTTCTGCGAACCTCAATTCCGTTTTTATAAAAATATTCATTTTTCTTATCGTGTTTGCCAACTTGATTTCTTGTATCTTCAAGAAGTATCACTTTTTACCACCTCGATTCTTTATTTGTGTTGGGGTAGTTAGTATTTTTTTAATATCCCAACCATTTTTACTTTTGATTTTGTCCAGTTGCCGTTTTAATTTGCCATCATATATCTCAACTTCGTAGCCTGATAAATAAGAAACAATATCACTTGCTTTCTTGTTGCCCTGCGTGATGCAAACCGGTACTCCGTCAACAGAAATCACCGTCTTATATGTGCTGTTGTACTGCTTAACCCTTGTCTGCGTTATATTCATGGCTCATCGCTCCAATCAAATTCTATTTTTTCATTTAATTTAATTTACCTCCAACCAATGTTCCTTAAAATCGTCCGTTGTTATTGTTATAGTCATGTTCTTGTACCTAAGTTCAACTTTATCGCCCTTATAGACATAATCCCATTTCTGCTGCGGATAGCAATGAATATAGCACGGATATAGCGTGCCGCCGAACATATACATAACTCCGTTTCTAGGTCTAGCTTTCATTTGTCGCACCTGCCTTTATAATTTTAATCGCATCATTTAAAGCATCACACGCTCCAAATTCGTAAGCGTTGTTTGTAATGCCTGTTGAATATTTGCAATTTCTTAAACATCAATAGGAACATTAGGAACACGATTTTTTGTGTATAAAAAGTTTACAAATTCCATATTTCTACACTTCCTCAAAATCTAATCTTTGTCCGCAATCATCGCAATATTTCGCAGGTATTTCGCCCTTTTCTAATATTGATTTTATGTGCGGTTCAGGTCCTATGAATCTTCCACAAGAGCAATAGTAGTCCTTATACTCCCATCCCATTCCACTTCTTAACTTTCTCACGGGTTTTATTGGTATCTGCTTTTCAAGTGCCTGTAGCACAATAGTTAAAGCCTCTGCAAAACATTCCGTAAAAGGATAATCCTCATTAGTTGAATCCGAAAATAATCTTTCCAATGTTTCCATCGCTTCTTGTTCATTCATGAAACCACCTTCTTACTCTTGTTAATTCTTGTAGTCTTACGCTTCTTTTTGCTCCCTACATATCTGCTGCCACCTGTTGGCTTGCCGTAGATAAATGCACTCATGCTACCATTCTTAGACTTCATCTTCTCTACCTCCCAGTGCTTCAATTGCCATGTTAATAGCTTCAATTCTTTTTTTGTTTATCATTGTAAGCTCTCTTTTCTTTGCTTCACTCAATCCTAAGTAATCGCTGTTGTATACCGCTATCACATTTATTAACAGCTTTTGTTCATCACGAAGAATTTCAATCGCTTCCCGAATGTCCAAATTATCTCCTCCTAGTTTAATCGCCAAAATTATATTCCTTTAGCCGCTTGCTCTTCTCATACACCGTACATTCATCACCTCCCGGACACGGTCTTCTGTGTCCGGTTATCAATATGTACTGGCAGAACCTATCACCGCCCTCAAAGCTTATGCGGCAACTGTATTTACATGTGCTACATTTCTTTTGTTTCGCCATGCTGTCCCATCTCCTTAGTTGAACGGTAAACCTGTATCTTCTACACCCAATGGCAAATTCATGAAGCCGTCACTTGCCATTGCCGGGGCAGACATATTTGAAGCCGGCTGGCTTGGGCTGCTGCCGTTAGCGTTCTTACTCTCCGCAAACTCGTATTCCTCAACAACAATGTCTGTGGTGTACACCTTATTGCCGTCCTTATTAGTGTAGCTTCCAGTCTGAATACGTCCGACAACCGCAATCTTAGTTCCTTGATGAAGATATCGTCCAATGCTTTCTGCGGTTTTGCCGAATGCCGTACAGTTTATGAAATCCGCTGTCTGCTGTTCACCCTCCTTCTTATATTTTCTGTCAACCGCAAGTGTGAATTTTGCGGTTGTAATATTTGTTGCTACACTTACCCTTATCTCCGGGTCACGGGTCAATCTGCCCATTAAAATAACCTTGTTCATCTACTTTTCCTCACTTTCTACTAATTCTTTAAACCTTTTACATAATGTCCTACAACCCATTCTCCATCGTCAATCCTCTTTGCCTTGTACAAATATCTATCTTCCATATTCTCTCCTATTCCGCTTCTGATTGAAGCCATTCAAGTATTGTTGGTGCTTTTGCTCGGCAATCTCTACAAGAAATTTTACCTTGCCCGCAGTCTTTATTTGCACATCCTATAAAATTTACAAAGCAAGTGTATTCCATTTTCTGAATAAACTTTACTAACTCTTCATCCGACATATTCCTTATCCTGTCGGCATTGGTCTTTGACTTGCTTTCTGTTATAAACTTGTGTATCAAAGGATAATCTTTATCCATAATTGATAAATGCTCTTTGCTGTCACCTTTTTGATAGATAATTACTGTATCTTTATCTTTTTTTGCTCTTAAAACTTCATATGGATTTTTAGATGTTGGCAAAATCATATATCCCTGTTTTTCAAGCCATTTTTCAAAATCTTTTAATTTGTTTATATGTAACAATGCTCTATTTGCCATTATCATTACCTCTCAATTCTTTCAGTTTTGCTTCGGCTTCGGGTTTCGTGAGGAATACACTCTTTCCAAAGTCGTTTGTGTCAAATTCATATTCTTCATAAACATCTCCACATTCGTCAAAACCACTGCAATTATACTGACAAGAACTTGTATCAAGACCGTTGAACTTTATAACAATTTCAGTTAGTCTCACAGGGATAATTATGTTAAATTCCTTGTCTGGATAATAAAGCATATCTCCCACCCTACAAAGGAATTTGATAAGTCTGCCCTGTTCCTCTAACTGCTTGTATTCCTCCCATTTGTCGACATCTCCATCAGTAAGAAGCCGTGACTTCAATGTGTTGCTTGCCATATCAATGCATGGGTGCTTCTCAAGCATTTCTACCACTCTCAACAGTAATCCGTCACACTCTCCATACACCTTATTAAGCCGTTCCTCTAAGTCCTCATATTCTTTTAACTTTGTTGCCACATTAAGGATTTTCTCTGCTTCGCTTGGCATGCAATTTATGTATAAGTTAAATGTAAACGCAGCTTCACCAGAATCACTCGTCCGTGTTAATCTCTCCATTCCTGCTCCTTTCCGCCTTGATATTCAAAATCTCTGTTTGTAATAAACTTTACAATTTCTCCATTTTCGATAACTACAAATTCCGCATAGAAATTGTCTGTATTATCTTTCATGGAGCACTCTACATATTCGCCACACTTATCGTCATATTGTTCAAACCATCTTTCCACTCCATCATCACAGCTCGTGTTTTTAAACACAAAGAATGGATATTTGTTTTCGTCAAGTTCTAAAATGCTGTCCGCAATCTCATTAAACCTTTCAACAATATGTTCTCTTTCAAGAGTAGACAATCCATCCTCGTCCGATTTATCGTAATCCGTATTCTGTTTAACAAATTTTCTGATGCTGTCAGAAACAATCTGTTTGTCTTTTGTGAAGAATATCTGCTGATTTGCAAGTTCCCAACAAATTCTATCTGCTGTATTCTTGCAGATATTTACCTCGTGATTTGTTCGCTTATATACCTCTCCTGTTATGTCTGATATAATGCTTTTCTTAAAGCCAAAGGGTGTTGTAATAAACTCGGGGATATATTTATCCGGAAGAATCCCCATAACTACAGGCGAGAATAGCCATGAATTTTTAAAATCACAAATAATTTCTCCTGTATAATTTTCTTTAATTCCAAACAAACTGCTATGACTCATACTGTTCTCTCCTTTCTATCTTTAATTATTGTCAAAACTCCTATCTGTCATAATTTCAGCAAATCTCTTAGCAAGAATTTCTTTGATATTCTTTTCTACAAAATCGCCGATAGTTTTTTCAGTCCTATCTTTCACGAACTGCTCAAAAGAAACACCTTGTATTTTCCTGTCACTACCCCAACTCGAAGCAGATACAAGCCTTTCAATTCTTCTGTCAACGATTTTTGTAATTTCTTCATCAAGATTTTTATAAATAACTTTCTCTGCATATTCGTCCATAGCAATCTTGACCTTTTCTTCAATTTCCTCGCTATTGAGAGACATATTTAAAATCATTTTTGGTTCAGATTTCTTCATATCAATTTTCCTTTCTAAAAAGGGCACTCATTAGGATTTAATCCCAGCCCTTATAAAGACTTTCAGATACTTCAATCTCTCTGCTATTTAACTCATTTAAAACCTTAATCAGCTTTAACTTTGTTTCTCTGCAAGGGAAATATCCGTACTTTGCATATCTCAACATTCTTTCAAATGTACTCATTGGGAATGGAATTTTATCATCAATGACAAGCCTTTTGAGATGTAAGTGTTCAAAAAACTTATCATCATATATAACCCTGTATTCAATATGAGTTTCCGTTTTATCGCCATTATCAAAAGGTATTTCTTCCACTTCTGCCCCTGTTTCATCTTCAATCTCTGCTTTGTAGTAGGCAAATTTAGTGATAGAAAAATCAAATTGGCTTATAATCTGCTCTGCTGTTCCATAGATTTTACTGATTAACTCGAGCCTTATTCCTGTTTCTTTGTGAACATAAGCCTTTACATTATCATTTTCATACAAGAACTTGTATTTAGCTTCATCTTCCGAAACAGCATCTTCCATTGTTCCATCAGTATATCCGGCTGTCATACTATCAAAGTAATCAACTGCTTCCTCTCTATCGCCCTCATTTTGAAAGAATATATCAAGGTCTTTCACTTTCTCTTGATTAAAAATATTCTTGAAGCAACCGCCACATATAAATCCTTTATGCCCTTCCATAAATTTATCGAGCCAATTTAACATCCAGTAGTTATCTCTGTTTTCTCTAATCAAAACGGACATTCATCTCCTTTCCTTAAAACCCATTCCTTGCCCGGCTCCGCAACATCTACGTTCGCCCCATAAGCAACTTTTTTCATTTTCTCGATAAAACTATCACTATCAGCGTTTTCACTTGATAAGTGGCACATTATGGCATTCTGCAAGCTATCTGAATAATTTGCTTTAACAAAATCGCAAGCTGTATCAATACTTAAGTGACCTCTGAAAACGTGATTAGCTTTACCTGTGTCTCTGTCGATTAAATCCTTGTCATAATTCACGCCTAAGAGAATGTGGTTTATGTCTTTAAATCTCCATTTGACAACCTCACAATCCGTTATGTAAAGCATTCTCCCCATTTCCTTGTGAGTTATCAGAAAGCCGTATATCGGGCAAGGCTCGCCATTTGCATTGGTGTGTGTCCAATTTCCATCCAATGTCTGTAATGGAAACGGATAAATTGTGAATCCGCCATAATTCTTCTTGTTATAGTTTCTCTGGTAGGGTGCAAATACCGGTATTGACATTTTTTTAAAATTTTCTAGTGACTTGCTGTGGTCAAGGTGTTTATGGGTGCATAACACACCCACAACATCTTTAATGTTCCAATCTAAGCCTTTCTTGATTTCCTTAATCGGTATTCCGCAATCAAGGATGAGCGTTTCTCCGCTGTTGGAAGTCAGCAGATAGCAATTTCCGGCTGATGATGAGCCTAAACATTTTAAGTGCATTTACATCTTTTCCTTTCCCAATATTTTTTTAATTGTTCCCTGTTATAGCAGCCACAACTAACAACCTTTCCACTTCTCAAAGAATCGCCTCTTTGAATTGTTATGTTCCCGCAATCACATATGCATTGAAATCTAGCTCCGCCTTTCGTTGAAACTAGCGAAACAACTGTTAATCTTCCAAACTTTTGACCTGTTAAATCAATCACTTGGCTTGTTCTCAGTGGCGTAGCCAAAGCCTTTTCTACGCCCCATTTCCTTATTCTTTTTTGTAAAGTTTTATAACAAATTCCAAGTTTTTCCGACCATTGTGCAAGCGTAAGCGTTTCTCCGTTAAATGTGTAAATAACATTATCCCTCTTGTTGTTCTGCTGTTCTTTATTTGTTATCCATCTGCAATTATCTGGCGAATACCCTTTATTTACATCAATTCTGTCCAATGTTAGCTTGTCTGAATATCCATTTTGAATAGACCAGCCTTTGAAATTTTCGTAGCTATGAATCCATTCATCACATACTGTTATTCCTCTGCCGCCATAATTGTTGTATTCTCTAGTTGACTTCCTGTAGCACCTAGCTTTCATATTTTGCCAAGCACAATAAAGTCTTGCTTTTGATTCTCCGTGGCTTTTTGCAGGCATACTCACACCTCGATTTCATCATCCTGTGGAAACTGGAAATACTCGCTCGTTAACTTGTTGAATTCTTCATTACTCAAAAGACTTGCAACGTCTTTAAAGACATCTGTGGGAGACGTATGATGATAAAACTCATTATTTTCATATGCTTTTCTCAACATTTCCATAGCCTTAATTGCTTTTGCTTTAGTTGAGTATTCAGCTAATTTCGTACCATTCAGTGATGATAAATTGTAGCAATAGATATATGCCACTTCTACATCTTTATATTTCCCACTAGGCATAGTCAATGAAGAATTATCATATGGAACATCTACTGTTCCGTCCTGTGAAATTACTCTCATATCAGTTCTCCTTAATAAGATAAATTAACAACAATGTATGGTTCTTTCTGCCAAGTTCTTGAACGCATTGGTTCGTAATCACTGATATTTTCATAATCTAAGTAATCATCAAACTCAACTTCTGCGGTCACTTCCTGTTCATCATCTTCGCTATCTCTATCAAATGTTGCCTTTACATCAGTTTCAAATTTTCCTTTGAAATTAAATCTGACTTCTGTATCTGCATTATAGCTACTTAATTCCTGTATTAACTCGTATACTGTCATATCCAATCTCCTATTCTGCCTGCATGAATGGCGGTAAGTAACGTGCTATCTGCCTGTTCTTCGGTTGCTTCTGTTGCCGCGGTGTCGACGACATCTGCCTTATCCTCTATGAACTCGACAGAATTAGCATTTTCGGCAATTTCAGCCTGTGTGACCTGATATACTTCGTCCATCTCAACCTGTGCCTGTCTTGCCATTGGGTCATAATTCTTAGGATATTTCCTTGTGGCATTGTTGCACATTTTTCTCTGTATCATGCTCTCTGGGGTATCAAGCCACGCACCACTAATAAATGGTCTTGCAAGCTCACACTCAAGCATTTCATCCACTGTTTTACAGCTTCTTAAAGCATTGAGGACTTCCTCTTTCTTTTCCTTTATTTTCGCTTTTTCTTCCGGTGTAGCATCGTAACGTGTTCTTGCAACTTCCTTGTTATACTGCTTTTTAGTTCCGGTAATTACCCCAAATGTTTCGTTCATCATATTCTGTTTTACGTGCGCCAAAAGATTAACCTTAACGCTATCTCTATTAGCAGAAAGATATGTTACTGTTCCATCTAACAGCTTAACAGGATATACAACTCTTACTGCCTTATCAGATAATCCATTCTCTTCCCACTCTGGCTCTGTAACTGTAAGTCCTTTATGCTTAGGTGGTATGTACTTGTCACCCTCTTTAATTACCCAATATGGATAAACCTGCTTAACATCTTTTCCGTAGTTAGCAAGTAGGGAATCATAACCACTGCCTTCAATTCCCATTTCAACCTGCTGCTGCCAAATTTCTTTTCCGTCGGCATCTTTCCCGATGTTCACATTCCGCAACTGGAAGTAACATTCTCTCGGGTATGCGCTTGCGTTAAGTTTAAGGCTTGCACAGCGCTTCACAATGCCCCTCAAATTGCTTGTGTCAAGGCTGCCCATATTAACCTTAGGGTTGTTTTTAACAAGGCTGAAAATGCTTGTCATAGCTTCCATGGCACATTCCTTGGCGTAATCGTCCATATCCATTCCACAAGCCTTGTAATCATCAATGATAAGACCTGTAATTGCATTGCTCCACTCACTCAACGAAGTGGTAAACGCTTTCTTCTCTGCAACTGCTGTATTCTCTGCCATAATTGTTCCTGCCTTTCTAATTGATTTATTTTAAATGTTCTATTATTCCTCTGATTTAAAGATTGAAGAGGAAAAAATACAAACCGGGCGAACACCGAGGTCGTTGTCACAGAAGTAGTTGCCGACACCGCCGGACGAGGAAACAACGGTTACACTCATACTCCAATCATTACAAGCTGTGCTCCATGGTGAAATCAGCCACCACCAATAATCATCTGTGTTATGTATCAGTTTTCTATACTTGCGGTATTCATCAACCGTAAGAAGCGATACCTTGTCCTCGCACTCGCCGTACTCAGTCTGCCCGTCAAGCGAAAACAAATCTCGCTTAAATGAGACTATATCTTCTTCGCCTATCTCATCGGCAATCTTCTCAATAAATTCGGTATTGAGATATTCTCTTAACTGGCTCTGAACCCAATCGTTAGAGTTCTCATCAAATATCATCTTATCTGTAAGCTTGTCCGCAAGGCACATATAACCCTCGGCTGTAATATCAAGTATCTTCCAGTTAAGCCCTGCAAGCTCAAACGTATCTCCGACCTTTAACCCAGCAAAACACTTTCTTGCCTTAACCTTAACATTACCTTCAAGCACAGCTATCCTATTGCTTAATTCGGTTATCTGCTCCTGCAACATCTCCATTGTTAATGTAGCCATAATTGTCATTCTCCTCTCGATACAAAGATATTAGATTTTAAGATACAAACTGGGCGAACACCGTTGAAGACGTCATAGCTGTGGTTGCTTAAATCGCCAGTTGGATAAACAACGGCTATTGCGTACGTCCAACCTCTTTCAGCCGTAGACCAAGGCGTACAAGTCCACCACCCATCGCCTAATTCCTTATTAACAAGTAAACCATTGTACTGCCTTGCTTCATCAAACGTGATAGGTCTTACCTTGCAAGTACAAAGTTTAAACTCATGCTGCATATCAACCGAAGTTAAATCAACAATATGCTCGACAAGATTATCTGCTCCTAATTCAGCTTCAATAATAGGCTGTATTTCGTTCTCAATGACTTTCTTAAGATTGGATTTGTTGTAATCTCTCGTATCTTCGTCAAAAACAGCATCCTCCGCCATGAAGTTCTTAGATATTACCTTTGTAGCTCCATTCTTCTGTTCAAGAACAATAAAATCATGCTCTCCTATCTTGAATACCTCACCCGGTTTAAGCTCTGATAACTGTACCTTGTTAGCTTTTTCAGCTTCTTCTAACTGCTTGACAAGCTCTCTTGCCATATCTAATGCCTTACTCATTCTTGCTATCCCTCCATAATCTCTAAATTCTTATATTTGCTGTCCACAATAAGCATAATTGTCTGTCCGCCAACCATCTGTGCAACCTTGCTCTGATTGTTCTCGTCAAGGCTCTCTGCGTCATCAAGCCATACTGGGCAAGTAATGCCGCTAATCTTCTGGATAGAATTGCAAATGTCAACCCTACCAAGTATTCTGTTCCCTTTGTTACTCATTGTTGTAAGAATTGACTTTCCGTCAACAGTAGGTATACAGCAGCTTTTGTAATTGCCATTCTTGGCATATTCAAACAACTGCCACTTAACCAAACCAAAATGGCTGTTTACTGCTTCTGTCAGGGCTTCGTTCTTTGCCTTATCCAGTTCATCAAGTAAATCAAGGATTTTCTCTGCGTTAGTCTTACTCTGCCCCATATCCCTCTGCCGATTGCGCAGCTCCTCTAAGCGTTCCTCCTCCATTGCGGTATTGCTTGCTGCAATCTTGGTTTCGCAATCAGACAACTGCTGCCTTAAAGCTGTTTCCTGTGCCTTTAACTCTGCCTTAACTGCTGAAATATCATTAGCTTTGTGCATAGCTTCTTCTTTTTCTGCTATCTGCTGTTCAAGTGCTTTGTATTCTTCTGTGGTTGTTACATCAATTTCCTGTGGCAACTCCAATAACTGCTCTGTAAGGACTTCAATAGCCGTATTCAGCATCCCAAGGCTTTCCTTGTGCTCCGGTAACTCTGCTTCGAGGTCTGCAAGTGTTTTCTTCTCCTTGCTCAATCTGTCTGCGTAAAGGTTTCCGTTATCGGTGATAGCCTTTAGCGTGTCAGCCTTGTGTTTCTTGAAGTCGGCTCTTAACTGCTCTTTTTTATCCTCACTATATTCATTGCCACAGTAAGGGCAGATAAGGCTGTTCTCATCAAACTGGCGGTTATTCTCCTCCGTCCACTTCTTACGTTCCGCATTGAGATATCCGGTTATACTCTCAATAGTCTGCTTCGACAATTCAATGCAGTGTTCTGTCTCGCTGATAGTCTTTTCTGTCTGCCTAACAAGGAACTGCTTATCAGAAATCTTGTCCTCAATCTCTCGCCTAGCCTTAATATTGTCCTCGTTAGCCTTGCGGCTCATATCACTAAGCTCAAACTTCAAGTTTAGAATATCCGAACTAGCCTTGTCATATTCAGCCATCAGCTTGTCATTGTCGGTCTGCTTTGCCACGCAATCAGCAATCTGTTCTTTAAGGCTGTTCCTCTGTAATTCAAGGTCAGATACTTCGATACCCTGTTTAAGCTGAATATCGCGTTCTTTTTCCTTGATTTGTCCGTCAAGAATAGGCAAATCCTTTGTAATTTTGGTCTTGGTAGCCTTATTCATAGCGGATAATTCTTCAACTGTATACTTATTAAGTAAAGGAACTAACTCGGCTAATTCAGCTTTCTGTGAAGCAATATCAAGGTCTGTAACATCTCCTACAAGACCGAATAAGTATTCTCTCATTTCAGCTGGCTTCTGATTAAGGAAAGCGTTCACATTGCTGCACATCTTGAATACATTCATATCAACATCAAGGTATGCGTTGAAATCCTTTAATGTCTTAGGCACATCATTGACAAAATACTTATTGTCATCCTTATAGCTGTTTCCATCCTTGCTGTAAGTTCTCTTCTGCACTTTCTTCATGGTAATTTCCTTACCATCTGCATCCAGTACAAGCTCAACAGATACATCCATATCATCAACTGATACTCCGTCAACCTCTCTTCTGACAACCGGATTGTCCTTTAACTCATAATCGCAGTTAAATAAGCACCACAAATAAGCTGTGGCTATTGTTGACTTGCCGACACCGTTCTTAGCCATAATCTTTGTAATGGCGTAAAAATCAAAATTCTTACTTGCGTAGCACATGAAGTTCTCTAACTTCATGTTCAAAAGCTTAATATTCATTCCTCTTCCTCCTTCTGAACGGTTCCTGTAATCTTACCATCCTCAATAACAAGCCTCGTTTTTGAAGCCTTGCATATAAAAATCAACCATTCAACTGGTAATTCATTCATTTCAGTCAATGTGCTTACCTCCTTTTAAATTTGTCTATGATTTTCTTTTTGGTTCCGTCCTTGCTCATAAGGTACAAGTAAAAATCTGTCTCTTTCTCCAGCATCCAGTCATTTGCATTAAGCCTGTACGACGATACGATGTCTTTCCGCTTGCGTGTCAATTTCTTTGGCTGTTTCACTCTCTTATCCTCACTCTCCAATCTTCCCAAACTCCGAATTTTAAAGCGTCCTCATGTCGCTCAAAGTAAATATCAATCTTGTTACCCTTGATGGCACCGCCGCAGTCCTCAGCAACAAATGTTCCGATACCCTCAATGTCAACCAGTGAGCCGTAAGGAATAACCGCAGGGTCAACCGCTATGGTAACGCCCTCAACAGCGTGCGCACCTGTTACTGTTATCCTGTCAGTCTTACCACAGCATTTCTCACAACCACAGTAGGCGGTTATGGTAAATGATTGCCATTCGTCCGATATTCCCTTAGACAGACCCGACATAGCACTTGTATAGTCCACGGACTTCTCTATGCTGTTCGGTACTGCTGTTGTTATCTGTATCAGCACCATCAATAAGTATAGAATTGACATTGTACCTCCTTACGCATAAGCCATCGCATACCGTCTAACAACGTCCTCAAATATCGCTTTAAGCTGTGGCTTCTCGTAGATAATTGCAATCTTCGTGGTTGCCTCTCTTATCGCCGTCTTGGTGTTGCCCGCCTTTTCCATGCGTGACCTCTTGTTGTCCTGTAACCGCTGTAGGCTACAATGAGCTATCGTTTCAAGCCGTCCGTAAAGCTCGTTGTAAAGTGTCTGATAGTCAATACCGCTCTTGATTGAGATTTCCCTTATCCGTGCATTGATTTCATTCCGCCAGTCCCCAATCGGCTGTGTAAAGATTTCTTTCATGTTGTCAACTGTTGTCTGTACCTGCTCAATCTGCTGTGCCTGTCGCTTCTGTTCAAGCTCCGCCTTGTTCATGCTCTCAACAAGCATGTTCATAAGCTGTAGCTGTGGTGATAACTGTGAACGGTCAATAGCAGTCTGCTTGACTTTCTCCTCAACCGCCGTAAAATATTCCCTTGCCTGTTCTGCTTTCTCGCCGTTACCCTTGACGGATAACTTCTTGGCGAAGTGAGCTGTGAGCTTGTAATCTGTCGTAGCCTGTCCACCCCATTCCCCATTAATGGTGAATGCCCAATAATCAACATTTTCCTCTGCAAACTCGTTCTCGGTAATATTTGACTTACACCACCTTGCATAATGCTGTGGCGCAAGCTCTAAAAACTCATAAAGCTTTCTCGCCGTTGTCATGCCCTCGCTGTCAATGTCAAGGGCAATCTCAATCGGCGTTCTTGTTTCTACTGTCTTAACTTCGTTCAAGTCTTACTCCTTTCTGCTGTTTTCGCTTTTCTCTGCTTCTCTAGCTATTGCCATTCCCTCGGCTACACCAAGAATGTAGTTCTTCTTGTTATCGTCAAGCTTAGGGATTGTGTCGGACAGCTTACGAATAATCTCTTTTTCCTGCTCACTCATTTAATTCACCTCCCTTCACACTGTCAAATACGCTAACTGATTGACTATTGCCAATCGGTCTTTACAATTCTTGTAAATCTCTTTATAATGGAGCTGTTGGTTGATACCTTCTTCAACTACTTTCAATATGATATTTTCTGTGACGGATAAGTTCATCAGTTGTTTAGCGGTTGCGGTATCTCTATCAGCCACACCGACAGTTTTATTTGCCAGTTTTGAATATGTCATATACAGCATATCAGCGTGTTCGCTTCCCTGCTGTTTGGCATATTCAACTAACTGTTTCAATACATCTGTTTCAGCTTTTCTCGACAGCTTACCGACTGCTCTTGTTTCAATCCAAGACTGCGACTGTTTCTCTCTGATGTAATTCTCCATCTGATTAAAAGCGTTTATGTATTTAAGTTTCCAATCTAACGCTTTCTTTCCAGTAAATCCCATTACCAATAATGAAAAGCCGTCTCGGTTCATAAGGTACATTGGATATTCCTGTTTATTTTGCGGATGAATGTAACTACTTTTTACAAATAGGGGGTCTCCACCATTTTGGACACACCCTTTTCCAATTAAATCAGAGTACATTCTTTCTATTTCTGAAATCAGCTTGTCATGTCTTTTACCAAACTTTTCAGCAACCTCCAAACTGCTGCATACAGCTTCATCATGCTCTAAATGTACAAGTTCGTTCACGTTCTCACCTCTTTCCTGTTGATTGTAAAACAATTATATGTCATTAAAAAACATTTGTCAACATATTTTTGTTGATTTTTTCAACAAGGCGTGATAATATAAATTTGCAGGAAGGAGGTGTGAAAATAAATGAATGAGCGTATTAGGAAGATAAGAAATGCTCTGAATTTGACGCAACAAGAATTTGCTGACAAAATAAAAGTGAAAAGAAACACTGTTGCAACATACGAAATGGGTAGAAGTATTCCTAGTGATTCAGCTATAGCATTGATATGTAAAGAATTTAACGTCAATGAAGAGTGGCTTCGGAATGGCATCGGGGAAATGTTCAAATCAAGAACCAAGGAGCAGGAAATCGGAGCTTTCGTCAGTGAGACGATGGCTTTAAAAGATGACAATTTCCAGAAAAAATTTGTATCAGCCTTAACAAGGCTAACCGTCAAAGACTGGGAAAATCTTGCTGAAATAGCAAAGAAACTGTTAGATGAGTAAAAGAGGAGAGGGTTATTCCCTCTCCTTTGTCATTCCTTGAACAAATTTTAGGATATGGTCCAATATCCACAAATCATCCGTTTTGTTAATTAAGGCAATTATTTTTCTTCGGTAGTAATCCGCATCTTTTTTCATGTTTTGCATTTCCCCTTTACAACCACACGTTTTCCAGTAGCGATGTCCCAATTATAGAACATTTGTTCGCCAATGTCAACAATCAATACTCCCCACTTGCAAGGAACAATGCCAACGCCAATCAACATTGCCCCTTGCTCACCAAAGCTTGAACCTGTCCTTATTGGACAAGTCCATAATAGCACTTTATTGTACTAAAATCTGAACAATCGACAACCAAAATTTGACAAAACATTACAAAATACGGAGGTTTTACTATGAACAAAGCGACAATTATTAACAATGTTGTAACCAAAATGACCGATTTTCTGTCAGCTAAGGCTATGGCTGTCTTGGTTGATGCCATAAGCTGTGAACTGTTGACTGTGAATATTGTGGATAAACCAAGCACTTACACTGATGAGCAGATATTTGACTTGTTTAATAAGATAAAAGCACCGAAAATATCGCCCAAAACTGCAAGCTATTACCTTGATACTGTCAACAAACTTATCAAATACGCTAACAAGTCAATAGCCGATATAACCTCAATCGACATTGAGGGCTTCTTAGGCAGTCTTGCACCTAACAATTCCGCTGTATCGCTTAACAATCACCGCCGTAATATATCGGCATTTTATCGTTGGTTGTGCAAACAGAATATAATTGACCGCAACCCATGTGACGCAATCGAGGCATACAAGGAAATTGAAAAGCCGATTGACCACATGGAGCCGACAGAATATGAACAATTAAAAAGCGGTTGCACTGCTCCTAAGGACAGGGCAATTATAGAATTTCTTCGTTCAACCGCTGTCCGTGTCGGTGAGCTAATCAATGTGAAAGTGTCCGATGTGGACTGGAATAATAAGACAGTGCGGATATTCGCACCCAAAACGCAGAATTACAGAACAGTCTATCTTGATGATGTGGCTTACAAGTATCTGCGCGACTATATCGTGTCAAGGAACGGCTCTAACAGCCCCGATAAGCCGCTTTTTACCCAAAGCCGCACAGATAAGTCAATGAGTGAAGATAGCGTAAGGGCAACGCTTACACGCATTAAGAACAACGCAAGGATTGACCGCCGCATATATCCTCACCTATTCCGTAAGACCACCGCCACCAACATCATCAAGCGTGGTGGTTCGGTGCATGATGCTGGGGAATATCTTGGACACAAAGACCAAAGTGTTACCGGCAAGCATTACAGCTATATAGGTGAAGAACATACCCGGAATATCTTTGAGAAATATGTGGCTACGGTGTAATGTCGTAGCCATGTAAATAATAATTTATCAGGATTAATTGTATCGGATATTCACGAAGTTCCGGTGTCCAAGGCTTTAACGTCGCAATACACTTGTTATATCAATAGTTATGAACGTATATCTATTAACACTATACACGTTACACTCGCCCTATATTATGATATAGAATGTCCCATCGGAACAGATATTGCTTACTTGCCACAACATATAACCAAAAAAATTCCATGTATGATTAGACTTAATGATAATTGGATGCCAGCTTACTGTCTGGTGAATCAAGGAATAATCACACAAGATTGGTCTGATCATTGTACTGGAATATGTATTGATACATTAATTGTGGATACTCCCTGATTGTCAACATTATCCTACTACATTGCTAATATTCTGCAACAATAACCAAGCCAATATTACCTTTATCCTCACTCCAGTCGAATGCAAAACTTGAATCGCTAAGTATTTTCTTGGAGAGCAATATATCCCCCGTATTAGTTAGCACAAAAGCTATGTATTGTGTAGTATCAATACTGTTAAATTCAGCTACCTCGTTACCATCTGTACGCCTTTTGGTTTGAAAACGCATTTGAGCAAGTCTGGAACGGGCTAAATTATTATTTACCTCATTAATTGCATCCGCATTTGCCTTAACACCGCCCTCAATATTATTAAATTTATCTGGCGTAAGCTCCTCGCCGTACCCCCATGTATGCTGATTATATTCTACTGCCATAGTTTATACCTCGCTTTCTTTCTTCTCTGTTGCCTTATCGGCATTTCTTTTAAGTTGCGCCGCTTTTTCCAATTCTGCCACTTCTCTGGCAACTGCGGCATCTGCTTCTTTCTCTAACTGTGTAGTCAAATCCTTAAGTGCAAGTAGCTTTACCTCAGTTTCAATCGGCGACTGATTGATGTACTGTGCAAGTGAACTTCTGAATGCCCTTATGTCATAATTACTCATGCTACCTCCCCTTTCTTTTCAAGCTCGGTTACGCGGGCTTTAAGTTTTTGTATTTGCCATACACACAGGGCTATTAACTCTTGCTTATTAACTCCAAGTTTATCCTCGTTGATATGGTCAAATAATGCCATGTCTGCCTCGATTCCTGCTTCTGTAATCGCTTTCTCAATGTCTTGTGCGATGAAGCCCAGGTGTCTTTGGGTTTCCACGTATTCTGTGCCTTTGTTATAATAAAATGCTGATGGCTTTAGACTATTAAAAAGTTCTTCCATGTGTTCTTCATCGTCCAGACTTTTGATTGTGTTCTTGTATCGTGCATCTGATGTATTATTAGCGGCAATGCATATCTTGTACCAATCCGATGATGCGGTGTATTCGTCAAAATGTGTTACCCATGTTCCGCTCACGCCTAAACCGTTAGAGTAGAATCGGCGTATACCATCTGTCCAGTATTGCATTATCTCACCTCTGTTATTAACTTGGTAAGCCGGCTTGTCTACTGAACATTCACCTATTACCCACAGTCCCGCTTCATTCATTACAATGTTGTTTGCCCCTATTGCAATGGCTCCGCCGTCCATTGCACACGCTTCAAGTCGCCGCCCTTTAATTGTTCCGGTTGTTATATTATCAGCATTGATTACAGTCTGTCCGCTTTCTTGTAATGCCGATATTGTGACAAGCCCTTTTAAATCAAGCTTGCTCGATGAAATCAATACTTTTTCGGCACTGGCGTTGATTTCGGTTACAAGCTTGTCTTTCGACACTTTGGTTTCTAGCCCTTCTGCCGTAGCTTTGATAGACGTTTCCAGTCTGCTGACAACCCCTTTTGTTGCGTAAGTCTTGCTTACATTCGTCATAATGCCCTCTGCGCTTTCGCTTATCGCTAAGTTCATCTGCGTAGTGGTTGAATAATTGCTTATTGTCTTGCTAAAGTCCTCTTTCAGTTCATCCGCTGAGAGTTTAATGCTCGCCTGAGCATCAATCTTGGTTATGTAATCTGAGTTAACCTTAGTCTCGAACTTTGATAAATCAGCAGATAGTCCGTCTGCCGTAGCTTTATACTCAGCTAACTTCTTATTGACCCACGAAAATTCGGTATCGCCAACATCGGAAAACCCCCATGTGTCACCGTTCTTGATGAACCTGTACGTCTTGCCGGCAACCTCATCATAAACAAGTGCTCTGTTGTGTTTCTTATAGCTTGCGTCTGAATAAGTAAACCTCAATCCCTGCGTAAGCTTATCACCCACCACTGGTCCCGATGTCCAGTTGTACGCCGGATAATTTTGTAAGGTTGGGGTTCCTTGTATGGTGTAGACCTCATTGGCACCATCAAGAGCTTCATTAACCTCACTTATCTGTGCAGTAAGTCCCTCTGCTGTCCTGTTGAACTCTGCACTCAGTGTGTTGACATAATCCCTAGTAGTATACGTCTTAGATATATCTTCCTTAATTCCGTCTGCTGTGGTCGCTACAAGTGTCTTGGCATCAATCTGTGTGATATACTCATTCGTCACCTTGGTTGACAGCTGCTCAACGCTCTGAGTAATTCCTTGTGCAGTTACATTAAGGTCTGCTATCTGCTTCTGAATCACCGAATATTCAGTGTCGGCTATCGGCTCCCATATCCACATATCATCCTTTTTTATAAAACGGTATGTAGTCGCCGTATCCTCATCGAAAAACAATGTCCTCTGGTGTTTACGATACACCTCATCCGAATAAGTGAACTTTGTGCCCTCAACAAGTATATCGCCAACCTTGGGGCCGGCTACCCAGTTGTATGCCGGGTAATTATAGAGTGTTGGTACTCCGTGACCGTTGATGACGGTTATCTCGCCATCTATCTGCGATTGCAAACTCTGTATCTTTACATCCAGTTCCGATGCGGTCTGTGTTATCTCATTCTTTAATCCGGCTTCAACATTCGATATTTCCGCTTTGTTCTGGTCTACATCACGGATTAGTCGGTTTACCCTGCCTTTAAGCTGCGTAATTGACTTATTAGAGCTATTTACTTGTGTGGTGCGTAATTGTTCGCCTTGTGCCGTATAACTGTCTGTAAGGGCTTGTATGCCCTTTAGGATGCGTTCTAAGACATAAGTGTTTATCTCTGCATACTTGCTTGATAGCTTAATTGCATCACCGACTTCGATACATGGGTTTCCGGAACTTGATATCTCCGCCGGACGGTACGTTATGCCTTTAATCTTGTCGAATATATTAGTTGCAATAGTCTTTAGTGTCGCCGCATCCTTGCCGTACACAAGAAAGTTATTCTCGATAACGTAAGTGTTACTGCCTGTGCCGACAATAGCTCCTATATCGTTCTCGTCCTGTCTAATTTGCAACTTGTCAATCTGTGACACAATGTAGTCTTGATAATCAGCACTTGTGTAGTAGCTCTTGTTGATTGTTATAGGTGCCGTGTTGCTAAGATATACAAACTCGAATTGCCCACTTCTGCCGATATGCCCCAAGCAACCGTTAATCTCGCAGATAGCATTGAGGACTTGACCGCCGCTAAGTTCGTCAGTGTAAACACTTCTGCTTACAGTCATAGTATCGTTAGCAAGAGTAATCTCTTTTTGCGTGATGCCAAAATGAGCAAAAAAACTGTCTCTGAAAGTCTTGAAAGTGATGTAAGTGTCCGTTGTCGGCAAGATACTGTTGTACCAATCAACCACATCGGTGTTAATCATATCGTACAACGCATCGTAAGCCTCAATCTCGCGTTTTATTCGGTCTGCCGTAGGTTTATCAGACACAACTTTATAACGCCCTAAAATGAACGAATTATCGCTGTTGCCATCAAGGATTATCTTGACAGTTATCCACTTGTCTTTCAGTGAAGTGAAAATATTTGAAATTGTGAACTTAACCGTCGCCGCTTCACATGCTCCAAATGTTAGCTCATTCTCGGAGCATAAGCTCTCTGTCAGCTCAAAGCTCTCTTGATGGAGCTCCGTGTTGGTGATTGTCACAGAGCCGTCATCTGTTGCAATAATGAGTTGCTTATCTGTGTTGGCAGTATAGAACAATTCCTGTAAGCTGTAATCAACCATTGTATACGCCTCCTATAAAAGACATGTGGAATGAGCTGTAATGAAGCTCACCGCCGTATGTGCCGTATATTTGCGGTTGAAAGTCGGCAAGGTAGCCTTTTTGCGTTACATAATCGTTGTACTCAGGAATAAAAACTGTGATTATACACTCTCTACCCCTTGAATTAGTGTAACTGTTGCGAATGTTCGACATAAGCTCCTCTAATTCACTGCCTGTCAGCATGGCACGCACATCAAACTCAACCTTTAGTGCTTTCAATTCCACGGCGTTACGGTGCAGATAGCCGTTAGCATCCGGGTAATCGTCTATGTCTTGCATGTTCACATACGCCTTATATGTGTCAGCCTTGATAAATTTTTGCGGGATGATATATTCTCCCACCTTAATTAAGAAACCGCCGTATGCCACCTTTACCGCCTTTCTAGGGCATAATAAAAGCACCTATCAATGATAGATGCTAAAATGCTATGTCCTGTCCTGTCTTATTTGTAATAAATGCTCCCTTGTAGCCGGACGCTAACAGCCTGAGCCTTGTTGCCGTAGCACGCCAGTAGACTTCGTATGCTCCAACCTGTACATGGTAATTGCCCTCGTAATACTTGATTATTGTATCAAATCCCTTAGAGCGCACGCCTCTTGCCATGTTCACTGCGTAAACCTTGTTCTCGAAAGCTCCGACCTGCACACGATAGTACTTGTCAGTGGTTGCCTCAATCTTTGGTGTCTGATTAGGTAAATCAGCGTTGATGTACGGTGTCGGGTCTATCCAACTGAACTTAGAGGTATTCATAAACGAATTAGCACCCCAAAAGTCGCTTGCATCAACCTTGTAAGCCTTGGTGTACTTCCTCAGCTCGAAATGTAAATGTATTCCTGTTGAATGACCGGTGTTGCCAACAACGCCAATCACATCACCACACTTAACCACATCGCCTGTCTTAACCCTAAGCTCTCTCATGTGTCCGTAGCCAGTCACATAGTTGCCATTATGCAGAATCCACACAGCGTTGCCATAGCCGTCACCTTTGCCAGCGTAAAGCACTGTGCCGTCTGAATGAGCCACTATGTCGCTCTGAATGTATCTGTTGTCCTTCTGCGGAACAAGGTCAACTCCCTGCGCATAACCGCCGTTCTTGACAGTTTCAACATGCCGTGCGTAGGTCTGTGTCACAGCGTAGCCTTGAACCGCAAATACTCTGTTACCGATATTCATAGTCTTATTCCTCCATGTGTCTAATTTTATTTAATAAAAAAGACAGCCCACACGGACTGCCCTTTATATTATCTATATAAACTGTATTTATTAATATATATATTTATATATAATATATATACATATTAATCTTATCTATACTATTCTTATCTAATCTAGGTTACACTTTGTTGACAAAATGTATACAGATTTTAGTATAGTAAATCGTAAAAGTGGATTTTAATTATTTTTCGTGTTACAATCTCCGTTGAGAGGAGGTGTATTATGTACAAAAGAGTATATGGTTTTTGCCCAACCCAAAACAAGGACTATTCGATTAGAGTTAATTACATCAACGCTTCAACAACTGAACGCTTTGAGTATGCCAAAGGTATTGCAAGTTGCGATTATACTAGCTGTGGCAATGATTGTAATTTACCTCAATGTCCTATTGCTTCAAATGCTCCTGAAAGCATTTCGGGCTAAAACTGTGGGGTAGTTATCAGCTACCCCTTTATACTCACATCAATCTCACCGACACCCTTCTGCATCAATAGCATTTGTCCATCAACGGTTAAATCAAATGCGTTGAGGTCTAGTGTTAATGTTGGTGCTTTACCTGCTGCATGTTCTAACTTATAGTTCCTTACACCATTGAGCTTCTTGCCATCAATGAATATCTGTGAAAAAGCTCCGTCTGTTTTGATTTCAATTCTTGAATTTTCCATCGCTTATGCTCCTTTCATCAAACAATACATTTTAAAAGTACGTTTAACGTACATACCTTTGCAATGCTTAAAAGGGACAAATTGTCCCATTAAAAATTGCTTACAAAAAACAGCACCCCATTTCCGGGGTGCCATCTTTTCATTTATTTTCTTCCTCAATTACTTTAATCAGGTCATTCAACCACCATGTAGCCATTGCTGATAATTGAGGGAAATAGTCCACAACATCAAGTGGGTACTGCGGTGCATGTCCTGTTTCTTCCTCGTATATCTTCTTTGCCGCATCTAGGTCGTATTCTTCGCCTATACGCTTTAAAAGCCTATGGCAAACGTATGAAAGCTTGCAATTCGTCTTGTACGCTACCCATTCAAGGTTGCTTCTGTTGCGGATATACCAACTCTTGACCTTAGGCACCAGCGTATTGCTTGTGTTGTACTTGGTGTCCTCAACCTGCACTGGCGCAACCGCTGTCTGCGGCTGTGTCTTAGCCTTGAAGTAACCGCTTATCAACTCGTCCTGCACTTTCCAAGACAAATCATCCGTAAAGGCTTTTACCAACATCAGATAGCCACGCTCTGTCAATACTGTTATACCTCTGTTTGGTACAACAATATTTCTAATGTGCGAATTTCGTACATTAGGATTTTCTTGTGTGGTTTCGTCCGCTTTAAGGGCAAAATAATGTTTCCCTTCTTCAAAATACTTTTGGTGATGTTTGAAGTTTCTTCTCGCCGTTCCGCTTGGTCTCTGATGTACTGTGTCAATATCCTTGAATGTGACAACTCTCTGTCCGTTGTACTCACGGATTGCCAGCTCTGTTCCCTCAATCTTTACAAGCTCTGCCATATCAGTCACCCCACTTTTCTAAGAATAATCTCACAAAAGTTGCGAGGTATTCAAGCGTTCCGCAGCTTGTTATGCTGTCAATCATCTTGTGGAGTAATGCTCTATTATCTTCCATTATGCAACACCTGCCTTTTCTTTTGAGGTAAGTTCATAGCCACCCATGACACGCTCTACGCTCTTGTCATTCGTAGCGGCGGCGAAAATTGCGATATTGTCTAAGTACTTCTCGTTATCGCAATCCAAGATAACCTGCATAATGATTTTTCTCAACTGCTCTTTTCTGCACTCGCAAAGCAGTCTCATGTTTTCCTCGTCTACCTTGTCAAATTCTTCTCTCCAGTTAATTCTTGCCATATCATACCATTCCTTTCTGTTAAAAACCTCTTGATTTCTCCGCAAAGGAATGATAGTATAGATTTATCAATTCCTTTGTGGATTGGTGTACTAGAGTGGTTGCTTGACCGTCAAATCATTAGCAACCGCTCTATTTTTTTATTGACCTTTGGTACTCACTTTCTATACCATTTCTGACAACATCTGACTTTGTGATATTCAGATTCCTTGATGCAATTTCCAGTTTCTCAACCATATCATCATCAAGTCTAACTCTAAGCATCGTGTCTTTGTTGTTATCAGTCTTAGGTCTGCCTGTTCTTGGCGACATTTAATCACCTCTCTTCTTTTTGTCGCTACAATAAATATAATACTGTCGCTACAAAAAGTCAAGCCCTTTTTTAATTTTTTTTTGCAAACAAAAAGGAGCTTCTCAGCTCCCTTCTGCTTATTTCTGATATAACACAATAGGTTCTGTCTTTTCTAGTGAATTAAATCCAGAACCATAACAAATAAATCTTGT